TGGCACAACTCACCATGAGCCAGGCGGTGCAGCGCGGGATGACGGTCGAGGAGATCCAGGGCTATCTCGAAGGGGCGTTCTCCACCCTTCTCGGAATGAGGAAGAGGGAGATGGAAGAACTTTCCGTGAGCAGAAGAGATGGTGGCGGGATCTCTCTTTTCTTTCCCGGCTTCCATCCATCCTTCAAGGACAAGCTCGGAAAAGAAGGCCTTGAAGGGGAAGATTTTGACGCCTCTCTCTCCACTCCCAACTCTGCTTTCCCCGCCATCTCCCCAACTATCTCCCCTGCCGACTCCATCCAGGAAGACAAGGTAATCTGCCTGGAATGCGGGAAAGAGTTCAAGCAGCTCACGCAGAAGCACCTCTTTCTTCACGGCCTCTCTCCCAAAGAGTACAAGCAGAAGCACGGGATGAGGCTGAAAACTTCCCTCATGGCCAAGTCGTTGTCCGCGGCGAGGTCCGAGGCTGCGAAAGCGAGGGGTGTGCCTGAGAATCTGAAGGCGTTTCAGGAGGAGAGAAGACGGAAGAAGGTGGTGGAGGGTGGGAAGGTGCCGATGGATGGGGAGGCGATGGGCGGCGATGATGGCAAGTAACGAGAAGAGCAAGTAACGAGAAGAACAAGGAAGGGGTAGAATCGTGAATCGACCGACTCACCAAGCAGCACTTGATACCAAAGAAAAGATATTCTATGACTCGCCAACCTTGGTTAGAAGAGAACATGGATCATTGTTGCGTAGCTCCGTTATGAGCATATTCAATATGTTTCATGGGTCGGTGCGCCCCGAGCAGCGGAGTTGGTTTAGTAATCGGGGAGTATCCCGCGCCGACGCCAACCGTGGCAGACAAGCCAACGCCATCACGAAGCGCCGTCGCCTTCGAGACATCGGTCGTGAGTCCCGGCGGCGGAACCGATCGGCATGACGCAGCAATCCAATCAGCGGCTCCGAGAGCACCACTCCGCAAGAGCGACCGGCGCATAGGTCTGAAGGGTGTCGTGTACCGCGCCGAATGCTGGAGCCGCTTTAATCATTTCTCTTCTTTCTCTTTATCCGGCAGGGAGGGATGTCTAGTAGAGATGGATATCTAGTAGGAAGGGATACAAACCATGCAATCACTTCTCGATCTTCAAGGATGGCAACTCTTTTGGACCTGTGCGGCGGTCGGCATAATCTGCGGCGGGGCAATGGCGGGGCTTATGGCTCTTGTGAATTGGGGATGGGAGGCTTTGGGTGGAGAGGAGGGACGTGGATAAATGGGGAATGGCGGAGGGAACGAGGATGAGGACGTCCAAGGATGTTGTTGACGAAACCAAGGTAGCCGATGACAGGTCAACCACCGAAGTGTTTTTCTTGCATTCATACTTGATTTGAGGCATACTCTCCAAACCAAACAACAACCGGGAGCCTCCGTAATGGCTATTTTTGTTTCAAGACATTCAGTTAGCGTCAGGGAACCGCATATCGTAAGGTATGCGGGGGCCGTTGTTGGTCCGGTACCCCCTGGCGCTTTTTTATTGGGGGATACCATGCCTCAGCACGTCAAGGAAGGTCCGTCGAAATATTGTGAGCAATGCGGAAAGAAAATGGAGAGAAAGTATTACAATGGAAGGCGTGAAGATTTCACGCGATTCATGGCAAGACGATTTTGTGACCTGACATGCTCTGGATTATCCATAAGAGGCATAAGGGTTTTGAATGAACAAACAAGCCGAGCACGATCTGCAAAATTTGCCAAAACAGAATGTGAACAATGCGGCGGGAATGAGTACCTCCAAGTCCACCACAAAGACCACGATCCACTAAACAACGACATCAGAAATTTGATTACCCTTTGCATGTCATGTCACGTAAAGGCTCATCATGCAGAATGGCTATCCAAGAACGCAAACAGGACTTGTGAGTATTGCGATTCTCCAGTCAAGGGTCTTGGCTTGTGCATGAAGCACTATCAAAGAGTCAAAAAGCACGGTGATCCATTTCTTGTAGTAAAGCGATTACCGGGAGATGCACCTGGAGCCAAGGGACACCTGGTTCGGGTTGCTGACTGATAGAACATAGGACAAGTCTCCACTTTCCCGCTCAGCCCCAAAGAAGCGTGGCAAGGTAGCCGAGTCGGACTCTTGAGGCTTGCGGGAAATGCGATCAACCCCAGGACGGCAGCGGTGTTTATCGAGGAATTCATGGCGGCAATCATGGAATTGAGGGAGGGGAAAAGGGAAGGGGATAAATGATTTCATTGTCAAGTATCAGCATTTTTCTTCTTGGCCTGTTTGTCGGAGTGTTTGTCGGCATGTTCGCCATGGGGCTTTGCCAAGCCGCGGCGAGAGCTTCAAGGGCGGAAGGGCGCGTTGAGCCCAGCCATGCACCCAACCCGGCGCCTCGAGTAGTGAAGCGATAAAGCGATGAGCCACGAAACATAAATCACCAAGACACCAAGACACCAAGAAAGGAGAACCTTCCCAGCCATGTCATACCAGCCACGCCATAGAAACCCCATGGTAGCACTCCACGGCCCGGGTCCCGACGGAACACTATGCCGGCACTGCAACCACGTAGATTCCGACCTTCATGGAAAGGATGGCGGCAAGTTCAACAGGTTCTTCTGTAAGATAGCTTCCGGATCAGAATCCGAATCCCCAACCTCCAATGGCTACATCGATGCCATCCACGAAATAGCCAGGCAAAACCCGAAATTCTACCTTGCCAACTACCAGAAATACAATCACCGCATCACCTGGCCGTCCTGCTCGCTCTTTTCGGGACAGGCCACGATCACGTATCTCTGCAAGGGAACCTGCGGGAAAGAGTACACCATCGCCAGGACCGGGAGCGACAGCAGAAGGTTTACCGGGTACTGCCAGAGCTGCGCCGAAATCTCACACCGGGAGAAACGGGAGCTTGCACGGGAGATGGCGGAGAAGATGTTGCCTCGGTATGAGAGGAAGGAGGTTCGGAGGAAGGGTGGCGGTGGGAAGGAAGTGGGCGAGAAGGAAGAAGGGGATGTGAAGGTGTGCTTTCCGATCAAAGCAAAGGAGGGGACGAAGCGGCATAAGTGCCTGGGAAACAGCATCGCGGAAGAGTGTCATTCGTATAGTGCATGCATAAATTATGCTTGTAAAATGGGGTGGAGCGGGTTTCGGGATTGTGGCGAAGAAGGGAAAAGAGGTAATATAAAAGAAGGGTAAAACAACATGATAACAAAATCAGCCATATTCTCGAAATGCCGCACGTATCGCTATTCCCTTTCCAGGGTTTGGAATACCAGTCTTCCTGGCATGCTTTGGATCGGTCTTAATCCATCCACTGCAACCGAGACCGAGGACGACCCCACCATAAGGCGATGCATGCGGTTTGCCGCATCCTGGGGATATGGCGGAATAGTCATGTGCAATCTGTTTGCGGTTCGAGCTACCGACCCCAAGGTCATGTTAGCTCATCCCATCCCTGTCGGCCCCGAAAATGATACATGGGTTGATGCTTATTCCAGAGAGGTTGCGTTGATTGTGGCTGCGTGGGGCACTCACGGAAGACATATGCATAGGGACATGGAAGTAATGGAATTATTGAGGCGTGAGAGCGAACAAGGAAAGATCAAATGTTTGAAGCTCACGAAAGACGGAGCACCATGGCACCCATTGTATGTTAAGGGAGACGCCAAGCTTTTGAAATATCCTTGAAGGAAAATGGGGGGCACGATCATGCCGACAAAAAAGCATCGCCTCAAAATGGCGTGGACATGTAGCGACTTCAAGCATCATGAGCATCGATGGAAGTGGACCGCTCGAGTGTGTGGATGGTTGCAGAGGATTAGGGTGGAGGTGAGGGGAGGAAAATAAATCATGAGGCCTTTAATTTACACGCCATCCGGCCGGGCCGGTGAGTATGCCGACCATGGATATGCAGCTAATCTCTACAAGGGCTGCACTCATGGCTGTCTCTACTGCTACGCTCCATTTTACGTGAGTCGGAAAGAGTTCCATTCGAAAGTGACCCCGGCCCCCGATGTCCTTGAACGATTGAAGCGGGACATGACGCGAGTCGGCCAGCTTTCCGAACCCGTGTTCTTGTGCTTCTCGTGCGACCCCTACTGTATCGGCACGGAGCACTGGAGGACAAGGGACGCAATCAAAATCATCACAGACCATGGAAACTCTGTCAACATTCTGACCAAGGGAGGAATGGAAGCATGCCGCGATTTTGATCTTTTGTCGGCATCCAACTCTCAGATTGGAGCTACCCTCACGTTTTACAGTAGCGCCTTGTCGCTGAAATGGGAGCCCAATGCCGCGCTTCCGATGAATCGCATCGAAATGCTTTACCGAGCTCAATCCAGAAACATCCGGACGTGGGCCAGTATCGAGCCAGTCATTGTGCCGAGCGAGTCGCTGATGATTATGGAGGCCGCCATGCTCTACGTGGATACGTTCAAAATCGGAAAATGGAACCACGACAAACGGGCGGCCGCCATTGATTGGGGGAAGTTTCTTGAAGATGCCGTGGCCTTATGCGAGCAACACGGAAAAGCTTATGTCATCAAACAGGATCTGTTGAAATACAAGAAACCTTGAAAGGAGAAAGGCATCCATGACTGATTACGGCAACACCAAAGACAGCCCTTCCCCTTCAAGGCAATCCACGTCATCTCTTGCCTCACATTCCAACTCCAACCCTCTCCCCAACTCAAACCCTCCCCTCAATCTCTACTCCAACCCCCTCCCACGCCACGTAGACCTCTACCTCGACTTCGAAGAGGAAAAGAATCCGGACGGCACACTCATCGCTCCAGCTCGGGCGCGCTGCCGGCTTCGCTTGAAGGACTGGAGATTTGTGGATAGGCGGAAAAGGAACAGCAGTGGAACGGGGAGTGTGTGCATTCTCGATGAGGGCGATGAGTTCGTTATCGACCGGGGTGTGCTCGGTGAAGGAAATGACGGGGCGATCAGGATGCATGCGCTGATCCATGCCGAGGGGGAGAAGTACAAGAGAGAGTTGGTGGAGTGGGGAGTGGTTTGACGGTTAAGAAGGAAGAATTTGATGCGGCCTTGAAGGGATGGGAGGGCTTGCGTTGGTGGCGTAAAAAAGCAAGCCCTTCCCTTCAAGGCATTCCACGGATCATTGTAGCACTCTCAAGTTGCCAGCTTCGGCTCCACCACACAGGGTCACGACGCCACAATACCAATCTTCACGGCTGCACTCCGAACCAACGCCATATCTTCACCATAACCCCACAGATCCCCATCGCAATACCATTCCGGCCACGGTCCAAAGCAATGGGCCGGTACCGGCTTTGCTTTTGTGATGAAGTCCCTAAAATGACAAACAAGAGCCTTGAGTGTGCCGCCATTTGTGAATCCTCTCCATCGGCTGAATGGGCAATGCGTGAAAATGCGCCGTTGTGAGTACGAATCCACAAACCAGACTCGCCCTCTAGCGTCCACCTCCATCTTGGACACTCGGTTTTCATGATAAAAAAACCGCCTGCCGTTGGAAGCGATTGCCTCCAATGCCTGATTGACCATATCCACCCGTTCATTTTTCGTCATTCTTCCAGCTCCTGTCCCAAGTGGCCTAACATTGGGGCTCAGGCGCGGCGGCCAAGGACTCTGAACCAACGTCTCGGGCTTCCTCCGCCGTCGCCTGCAGCCCTGGGTTATGCCATAAATACACCCCCTCACCACCGCCACGCATGGGCCTAATAGCCCCGTGTCTCCCCGAGTGCCCTGGCTCCAACTCACAGGCCACGTGCGGGAACGTCTCGTTGACAGCTCCACACTTCATCACCTCCCCCTTTCGCCGCATAACATTGGGGCTGAGCCGAGCGGGCCGTAGTACCACGGACTTCCGTAGCACCACGCGTGGCCCGCTTCGGCTCCAGCCCTGGGTTAGGCCATTTACTCCGTGATATTAATCCCATCCGAAAACTCGAATTGCGACGGATATATGCCGTATTCTTTCCTGGCCGCCTCGTTCAAAGCTTTCATTGCCTCCGTATGCTCGCATCCAGTCTCATCTACTTCGAATTCCGCCTCGACCAAGAGATGGGCATAGCCCCACGCTTTCATTTTCATTCCGTCTCCTCGGGCCTCGCGGCCTAACGTGGCGATAACCCGCGCCGGCCTTAACGGGTTTCCGTAGCACGACTCACGCGCGTGGCCGGCGTCGGGTTCATTGCTGGGTTAGACCCCTTTGGCACCCAAGCGTTGGGTGCGGTTGTTCCGCACTTGCGGCACCTCAATGTGGTGCGCGTCACGATAACCTTTCCGCCGCAGGCGCAGCACGAGATACCTCTGTCGCCCGCCGGGAAACTCACTGTTACCATCACCACCTCCTCGCCGTCTAACGCTGCGCATCAGCGGCACCGATCACGCGGGCCGAGGACTCGAAGAGACGCAACTGAATTGCCCCCGCGTGGTCGGTGTCCGGCTGCATGCGCTTGTTAGATGATTTGAATCCACGGTACCATGCGTCCAGGTATGCTTTGGGTGTGGGCCAGCGAGTCTTGTCTTCGCCAGCCTTGTTCCAGAACCACCATGTGACCGCATGCTCAAAAACCCGATAACATCCGGGCCACCTTTGCCTGTGCTGCTTCACCTTACCCATCCCGACCGAGACGATTAAAGGGCACACCATTCAGCCGATCCGGTCAAAGCCCTGGTCATACAGTTCGCAAAATGGCAGGCCAAGACCTTCGATGAACTCCCAGACGTGCCATTCGTGCCACTCGAAAATGGGAGAATACTGCCATTTGCCGCGAAACCTTGAAATCCTCCCACGCTCTTTCCTCCCTGGAGACTCTTCGGCCCGTATGCCAACCAGTTTGTGTTTCAAGGGGATAGCTTTCGTTGGGTCTTTCTTTAGTACGTCGCAACACCAGCGCTTATTAAAAACGGGAGGAAACTTAGCTCTGATGCCTTCCCACATAGACATGACGGGACGGTAAATACGAGTATCAGGGTATGTCTTGAGCCCGAACTTGATCGCCTCAGGTGGATCAATGCCGGTGAAGCTGTGGACCGGAAAGCATTTAACTCCAGCCATTTTCACCAACTCCATGAGCACAACTGAGTCTTTGCCGAAACTATTGCAAACCATATACCCCTCAGATGGTTCATGAGCCTGCATAAAACCCACGGACTCAGCGACCACGTTTTGCAATGGTACTACCGACATTTGCTGTGCTCTTGGCATTGACTTTACTCTCGCGCGGCCTAACTTTGGCGATAACCAGCGGGCACCCTAGCACCGCCGACTGCATAAAACCAAGGCGTGGTACCCGTCTGGTTCATTACTGGGTTAGGCTTCCGCAAACGCGAAAACCTTAATGGCCTTTCCGTCAAAATCAACCGTGACCGGGTTGAGCCCAAAGAGCCCCCCGCCGGCGTAATTGCATGGCCCGCCCGTTTTATCGAAAATCTGCTTATCAGAATTCATCGCTCGTCCCACACAGGAGAAAGCCGCTTCCCGGTCTGATGCCCCGGCATCCTTCCAATCCTTAACGCTGGCAACGTAGCCACAGGAGGGGCACACAAACTTCCAGCCCATTGGATCTTTCCCGAATCGCTGGGTTGTCTACTCACCGAGCCCAACATCACACTTCAATATGACGCCACGTCATACCAACAGCTATGTGAGAAAGATTGGATTTTTTCATATTAAACATCTTTTGTATAATCTTTCTATCAATATTGGCGTTAAGCAGTTTCTTTATGAGCCAAACTTCACCATCTTTCCATTTGGACTTGAAGTGACGCTCTCCATAATCATCTGTTTTGTATTTAACTGGCGAAACTTCATCATAAGATATGTCAATGTCTCCCCACAACTCATCTCTTCCTATTCTAGCCGTATGATGAGGAGTTACTTTGAACATCTTGCCTATTAGTATTGACGGTATTCCAGAAAGCCATAGCTTCTTAATAAGCCACACTTCACCATCTTTTAGTTTACTCCTTCCGCTTTTCTCTCCACGCAGACCATGCTTTAACTCAGTTTTATATGAATGGATTACATTTTCTTGATGAGTTACCCATTCAAGATTAAAATCAAAATTGTTATTCTTATTTCCATCTTTATGATTAGCATTTTTGCCACTGGGTCGCTTGCATACAAATGCTTCCAAAACCAAAACATGAATTCTGCAACATTTTACCTTGCCATTCTGACACAGGGCAACTTGCAAATAGCCCCACTGGTTTGGACATGCAGAAAGTATTATTGGTAATTTCCTTTTTCTCGATCTCACCCTTCCAAAATTCGATACATCATAATCCTGGCACCACCACACTGGAATCCAGGTCTCTTTATTGACCTCTGAGCCTTCTTGCAAGATTTGTAAATCTATTGCTTGCATCTGTCGTCCTTATGCAAAGGTTTATTGCCTTTTGTTGGCCTACCAAGACAACATACCTTTTAGCACGAGTGATGGCAGTATACAAGAGATTTCTCCGGAGTTGAATATAATTTGTGGTGTGTACCGGGATCACAACAACGGGAAATTCACTCCCTTGTGATCGGTGAACAGTAAGCGCATAAGCCATCTGTAGTTGCTCAAAATCCTTGGAAGCATACTCGACTTCCCGATCATCGATCATGACCACAACGGCACTCGCATCCCCTCCAAGCACAATCCCCATGTCCCCGTTGAACACCATCTTCTTGTAATCGTTCCTCGTCTGGATGACCCTATCCCCTGTCAAAAAAGGCGTCCCGCCTATAGCCACCCCTTCGACGTTGATCACGGGCCTCAATCGCCTATTCAGTTCTATCGTCCCGGCCGGCCCCTTCTTCATGGGACACAACACCTGGATATCCTTCAGGTCAAACCCATAGTGCGCGGAGAATTTCACGCACACCTTCTCTATCATGGGGGCGATGCCGTGCTTGTCCTCCTCGGTCACAAAGAAGAAATCCGAGTCGCCATCATTTTTGAGCTCAACCTTCTCGCCGCGATTGATTCGCTGAGCGTTCCGGTTGATGTAACTCTTCGCGGCCTGGCGATGAAGGGTGGTGAGATGCACTGTGGGGATTATCCACGATTCGATGATGTCTCCCAACACCCTCCCGGCACTCACCGACGGCAACTGGGCCGGGTCCCCAACGAGGATAAGCTGCGTCTTCTCCGGGTTGACCGCGGATAACAGGCTCGCCATGAGTTGCACATCCACCATGGAGGTCTCATCGATCACGAGCACGTCCACGTCGAGGGGGTTGTCCTGGTTGTGGCGGAATCCCACCTCGGGATGAAAGGCGAGCAGGCGGTGAATGGTCATGGCCGCACGACCGCCGGTTGCCTCGGACATGCGTTTGGCCGCCTTTCCCGTGGGGGCGGCCAGGGCAATATTCAAATCTCGACCCATGGCTCGGATGATGAAGTTGATCAAGTGGGTTTTGCCAACTCCGGGCCCACCCGCTAGAACCATGATTTTTGACGTCATGGCGAGGTCCAGGCCTCGAAGCTGGTCTTGGTCGAGGGAGTTGATTTCATCCGAGGAGAGCTCGCTTATCATGGCTGCATGGGGGGTTGAGACGAACTTTAGGAGGGACTGTGCCACGTCGATTTCAGCGGTCCACATTTCTGCCGTGTAGATGTAGGTGACGGGGGCGGGAGTGGTTGCATCGACTTTGCCTGCATCACCCTCGAAGGGAAGGGCTTCTTCCTTCAAGGCATCGCTCTTTTTCTGCGCCTCCATTCCCATCATTTCCCTCCCCGGCGTAAAATCCACCAGCTTCCCCGCGGCGATCATCTCGCTTAGCACCTCAACAACCTTCTCCTTCCCGGCCTCGAGGATCTCCACGGCGCGCTTGACCAGTTCCTCGAAGGGGAGACAGGTGTGCCCTTCTCTACCGGATGCTTCCTGCAGAACATACCTGATTCCGGCCGTCAGACGACGCCTGCTTTCCTTTTTTATCCCGGTGGACACGGCAATGGCGTCGGCTTTCTTGAAGCCTATCCCCCACACATCGTCGGCCAGAAGGTACACGTTGGCCTCGATCTGCTTCTTGGCTTTCTCCTTGGTGCCGTAAGTGTCCATGAGGCGGTTCAGAAGGGAGGGCGTTATCCCGTGGGTGCTGAAGTACACGTCAATCGTGCGATCCGACATGATGGAGATGTATTTCTCGTGGATCTCCTGGGCTCGGGCCGGGGTGATGCCATTGACCTCGGAGAGCTTCCCGGGAGAGTGCTCAATCACTTCGAAGAGGGCTGGGCCGAAGGCCTCCACGAGACGACGCGCAAGAGTAGGTCCGACCCAGCGCAGGCGGTCGAGGTAGTGGATGATTCCCATGGTATCCCTGGGAAGCTCGCGGGTGGCGTTGGAGAATTTGAATTGCCGGCCGTACCCCGTCTCTTCGTACTTCCCTTCCAGGGTTACGCAATCCCCGACCTCGAAGTCCAGCGGAAGAACACCGGTAGCCTTTTCTGGAATGCCACTGATCCGGATAATTCTCCAACCTCCCGTGAAGGGGCGGCTCATGTCCTTTATGGTCCCGGATATGGTTTCTACGGCGTTGATGGTGGTGGGAGCGGAAGATTGAGATGCGTTGCAAGGTGATGGCGTCTTCCTGGCCAGCTTAGACATGACACTCTCCTCGCTATGCGATATCGTTCCGATCTATCTTCCCGGCATCGGCCAAGACTTCACCAATGGCTTTCACCATGGCGTGGTGGATTTTGAGGTCCAGGCCGCTTTCTTCGCCATGCCTGTCTATGGGCACCCACACGGCCATAGAATACATTGTTCCCTGTTTTGGTGAGCCGTCGCTATTGGTTCCGCTTGTTGCGCGGCTCATGCTCATGCTTCGCCATGAAGGACGTTTGTCAAGTTCTACTTCACGCCATTCTCCGGTTTCCTTGTCTTTCACTCTTACTCCCATGATATGATTCCTTACTTTTTTGGGATGTTGGGTATTGAAGTAATGTTAAACTAAAATCACTTCAAATTTGACCATTTTTATTCTCTCTCCGCACTCTTCCATTTCTGGAAAATCAGGATACTTCTTATGCAGAAATGTGCTTCGGTTACAATCGCATTCATAGTTTCCATCAGTGAACAGATACTCGGCCGAATCAGGTGGGTAGCCATAACCAAAATCATAATCCAGGCAGTATTCCTTGTCTTCATATTCGAAAACTATTTTGGCTATAGTCTTTTTGCGAACGTCCAAACCTTCATGTTCTGCAAAGGCAATGATTGCGCCACGCTCCCTTGCAAAATCATAAAGTCTTCGCTTGAATTCTTCGCGCTCTTGCTTGGTAGAGAACCAGAAGTCCTGACCTTTTATTCCCAAGTCTCTTTCAATGAGGTCCTCATTCATTACTTCACCCCAAACGTGGAGCAGAAATTCATATTGAGCCATAGCGAAACCCCCACTCTTAATGGAAAGCATGGTTGCCTTGAAGGGTGGAATCTGGAGGACCCTCCCCCCAAGGCTTGTGATTACACTTTTCGCTAAAACGGTGACTTCTCTCCCGCTCCGCTTCCGGTTCCACCAGCAGCCCCACCCTTCTTGGCCTGGCCCGCGCTGGAATCCTTGGCGCCAGCATCCTTAACTTGGCTCGCGCTGGCCCCTCCAGCAGGCTTCATAAACTCGGGCTCTCCGGGCCTGCTTTCTGTGCCGCCAGCACCCTCGCCTGCTCCGCCATATCCTCCACCAGCGCCACCTTCCCCGCCCATCCTGGCCGCGGTAGCTTCCGCAGCCTCTTCCGCCTCGAACGTAGTCTGAACGCTGGCATCCTTCAGGGACTCGACCGTCGGGATGATGATCTCGTTCAGCAGCACCTCGTCAACCGGCTTCGGCATGGTGAACTTCGCGCGATAGTGCTTCTGAGGCTCGAGCCTTTTTTCCAGGGATATCTCGGTCTGGAACATGAAGAAGGGCTTGCGGCGGAGCATGACTCCCGAAATAAAACCCTTGGTGGGCTTGATGCTTACGCCGTGGAGCGTCAACCAAAATGGGATAGAGTCTTCCAGCCCGATGCAGAGGAGATTGTAGGACATGCCGCACGGAGGCTTGGTTTTCCCGTCCTCATCCCAGGCACCGAAGGGACAAACCTGCTTGGGGCGATTCCCAGGCCCCATTACGGCGCAGACCTTTGAAGGAGGAAGCGGATGGCGCGGATCGGGCTCCCAGTAGTTGTACGAGCGACAGAGCAAGTCACCGCCGTCTCCGGAAGCGAGCCATTCACTGTTCTTGCCGGTTTCGGAAATCAGGTCCTGTATGTAGGCGTTGACTTCGGGGGAGTTTTTGGAGCGGTCCTGCTGCGACCAGAAGCTACGGCCTTTGTCGGCCTTCACGATCACCACGTTCAGGGTTTCCACCTCTTCGCCGGTAAGGTTGCAAAGAAAGTTTCCTTCCGTGCCTGTCTTGCTGGTCGGCTGGATGACCCGGTATCGCGGGATTACCAGATCGGATGAATCGAAGGCCTCCCATCCGGTGTAGCCCTGGAGGCTTTCCGGGATGGCTATGGTGCCGGCGTGGGAGTGGACGGCGGGGACTTGTGCCTGAGACTGCACTTGGGACTGGTCTTTGTCGGACATGATGTTTTCCTTTCCATGTTTACGCTGTTCTCTGAGTTTTGCAAAATCAACCATAGCGCGGTCCTTTCAAAAAGATCGTTCAATCCACGATCCAGGGCTCCACCCTCCTGAAAAGCCCGGTCAGTAGATCGACATCCCACTTATTGTAAAGAAGGATATCTTCATACATTCCCTCAAGGTATGCCGGGTAAACCTTGCTCCCATCCCACCCAGTCGGTTTTGCTCCCACCCCGAAGTAGGCGCACCAGTATTCCATTTTCTTTAAGATGGGCTTGTTTGAAAAGGGAGTTTTCATTCCCAGGGAAAGCTCGACATCAACATGCGCCTTGTTTTCGAGGCGAGTGTCCACGAGCTTTTGGTACATGGACGGCTTGACTGCCGCGACGTCGAGCATCATGGAGCGCCGGTGCATGACCTGGCAATCAAACGTTTTGCCATTGTAGGAAACAAGCGTGATCCCAGATTGCATAGCCTCGCGCATCCAGTCCCACGCCGCAATGAGGAGCTTCTTTTCTTCTTCCTCGTTCGTGGCAAAAAGCTCCAGGTACTCCTCGCTCTTCGAATCATACCCCACGAAAGAGCAGGGCCGGCAGAACTCGGGCTTGACCCCCAGGTCCTTCTTGGACTTCTCCCTGAACTTGTCGCGCTCGGCGTTGATCTTTTTTTGCGCAGCATCGGGTCCCCAATTGGCGGGGATGGCCACCTCTGCCGGGTCGAACACGGGGAGACATTCCTCGGGGATGTTATCCGCTGGAATCGTTTCCGCATCAAAACTGCGAATGTGCATGAGGTCTGACATTTTGATTATTCTCCTTTCTCGGAATTCTTTTTCGTACCATCTTTCTCGCGCTCCAGCACGGCCCATCCCTGCTTTTCAAAAGTCAAAACATACCCGTCCAGGACGGTGATGATTTTATGCGGATCAAGCTGAAATGTGATCTTCTTGTCTTCTCCGCCTGTCGCGCCCATCGCCGTGAAGCACGCACCAAAACCGGCACCGTATGCTTCATGTCGAGATGACTCCATGGCTGCGGCATGTTTTGACGTGAGGGTGGAAAGTTCCTCCTCGTGGTCCGCCATGATCATCCATGTGGAGAGACTCATCGACACAAAGAATGACAACGCTGAAATCCAAAGCAAGTAAATCGGAACTGGACTCATGAAAAGCGTTTTTACTTTCATTGCGGCTACTCTCCTTTCTCGGAATCAGCAGTCTTCCGGCTCAACCTCGGGGGAAGCTCGGAGCCTTGAAGGGAAGGGGGTGTTTTCTTGTCCGTTGAACCCAGAAAAGCAGGGGACGACAGATCATTATCAGACGAAGTTTTCAGCGATGCGGCAACCATTTCTTCGCTGAATGGATCGCTGGCCCCCTCTTCCCATCCGCCTTCTTCCTCGTCAGTCTTTCCATTCCCGGCCCCACCTTCCTCCCCGCCCTTCTTTTTGCTTCCACCCTTCCCCCGCTTCTTACGCTTATCCTCCAGCGCCTCCGGCTTTTCCGGCCTTCCCTCGACCGGCACGCCATTCACGGCGACCACTTCCCCCTCCACCAAGTGCCATCCGTTCTCTTCCGGCTGCTCGGCGACCTTCGTCACAATGATATGTGCCCCGATCTTCGCGGCCCACTCCCGGAGCACTCGCTGGCTATCCAGGTCCAGCTCGGCCCACGCCTTGTCGATGGTCAGCAATCCAATGTCAGGGTGGGACGCCATGCACACGGCGCAACCCACGTGGATCTGCTCGGCGCCGGATGCCAGGGAGAGAGGATGACCATTGTACGTGACGACACCCTCGTCAAAGCCCAGCCCGAGAACCGGCATGCCGGCGGCCTCGATCAGCTCACCCTTGTAGTTTTTGAGTGCTGCCATGCGGTCGGTGTAGGATTGCGAAACGGCGCGCTGCGTTTCGAGGGAGGTCGTCGACGCTTTCCATGAAGTAATGGCGTTGAAGGTCTTGTTGGTGGCGTCGGCCGTGGATATGCGGGTGTCGACGTCCTGGAAGAGTGGAGTGAGGTCTTCGAGGGTGGTGAGGTGCTGTTCCATGGCCGCATGCTCATTTAGCATATTGGTAACTTCGATACGATGCGCTTCTTGTTCTGTTTTCATGACATCCAACGCTCGTTGTAGATCTGCAATTTGCTCTGCGATGTCTTGCATACTAAATTCACGCTCATTAATTCTGCGTTCTTGCGCTATAATCAATGTCTGGTAGTCTCTGGCCTTCTTCCGCTCATCGTCCTGCGCCGTCCTCCTCTCTTCCAGCGCCTTCCGCTCTTCAAACAAATCCTTGACCTTGACCTCCTCGACGCTCTCCCACCCTTCAGGCGGCGTAAAGCTGGCCTTCACCCCTTCAAGGCGCTTCACTTCGGCATTCACTTCCTTCCTGAGCTCGAAGAGCTTCTTGTGTGCCCGGTCGAAGGCTCCCACGGAATCACGCAGGTGCTCGGCCTTGACGCCGGTAAATCCGGATCGCTTCATGAATTCATCGGGATCCGGGCGAAAGGTGATGAGGCGCTGGAGGGTCTCTATCTTCTCGGACTCACTCAGGCGGTTGAAGGCGATGGGGTCCTGGACGTTCTCACCGAGCCTTGAGGAGAGGAACTCCTGCGGCGACGGAGCGATGAAGCCGCCCTTGCCGATAATGGAAAGCGTGGTGGTATATCCTCCGGATGGAGATCCGTCTTTCCCTTCCTTGCGATTGATCACGCGCTTCACCAGATAATCCCCGAAGTCGATCAACCCCTCGGCCCGGTCGGTGCCGTCCCGGATGATGTCAGCGGAGATGTGTTTCTCGCCAAGCAGCATTCCCCACAGGCACTCGAGGAGGGAGCTTTTGCCTTGGCGGTTTTTGCCCGTGAGCAAGACTATGGGGTCGGAGGGATCGGGGCGGATGTCCACGACCTTGAGCTTCTTGAAGTTCTCGGCGTAGATCTGGACTACGCGGAGAGGGGTGGGGAGGGGCGCGGTGGTGGTGGTTGAAGCAGGATTGTCTTTCATTTCTTCATTGTCTTGTGTCTTATTTGGCATTTTCGGTTTTCCTTTCTTCAAGTCGCGTCTTGATGAATCCGTAGACCTTGGAAGACATGAGCCGCTCCAGCCTGGAGATGATGGCATACTCCGTGCGGCCATGCTTTCCCACTGCATCATCCAGAAAGGCGAGGAAGGCGACGGTCAATTCCATGTCTTCCTTGTCGGTCCATGGCTGGCCTTTCTTAATGGAACGTGTTGAAGGTTTGATGTCGTAGTCGTCCGCATCCATCATGACCCTTGCCCTTCTCTCCACAAAACAGGCACCGTATCAGGGTTGGGACATCGAAACGACCACCACCAGATTTCTCTGCGCTCCAAAACAAGACAATAGCCACCAGACAAGAAAGGACACATGAAAATCAACGCTCGATTCTCGCTTGATATTTTGTACATACCAAAGCGATTTCTAGCTGATTCAATGCCATTAGTCTTCCACTCCCGAAAGACCATGGGAGCCAAGTCTATCGCATCGGATAGGTCTGAAAGACACATTAAGTCGCCTATTTTTGCCCCGTTGAGGGATGCCCCGTCGAGGGATGCCCCGTCGAGGAATGCCCCGTTGAGGGATGCCCCGTTGAGGGATGCCCCGTTGAGGGATGCCCTGTTGAGGAATGCCCCGTTGAGGAATGCCCCGTTGAGGGATGCCCTGTTGAGGGATGCCCCGACGAGGGATGCCCCGACGAGGGATGCCCCGTTGAGGGATGCCCCGACGAGGGATGCCCCGACGAGGCATCCCCCGACGAGGGATGCCCTGTTGAGGGATGCCCTGTTGAGGGATGCCCCGTTGAGGAATGCCCCGTTGAGGGATGCCCCGTCGAGGAATGCCCCGTTGAGGGATGCCCCGTCGAGGAATGCCCCGTTGAGGGATGCCCTGTTGAGATTGACTTTTAATCTTACAGCCAGTTCAAGCGCGGCTTTTAAGGCATAACGCTCATTGCTTACATCTACTTCTGTCTCGAAAAGCACGGAAGCATCAAACCAAGATTTGATCTGTGTCAATACCTTCATTGAGCATTCTCCTCTTTATTGCCAATCATCATCTTCGTTATTGTCGTTGTTTCCATCCCTTCCGTTCCCGCCCTTCCACTTCCCCTTATCCTCATCCAACTCCCCATGCCTCTCCCGGTAGGCAAGCTCCGTCTGGATGGCCTTGATGGCGCGGTCGTTGCCGTTGGCCGGGTCGCAGAACCACGATTGCTCCAGGAGCCACTCGAGGTAGCTACGCGGGATGTCCTCGACGGGCTTGCCCTTGTGGGCTTTGAAGGGGCAGGTCCAGAGTGATTGTGCCATGGTGATAAGCTCCTCCTTTCATAAGATTGTATTTTTTCGTGTTTCGCAGAATTGCAATTCCAATGCTTCGCGCTACTCCTCCAACTCCACCCGCAACCTCACCCTTGCCCGCGCCTCGCCGTTCCGAACGCTCAGCCGGTTTAGCTTGCGTTTGAGCTCGTGGTAGATCTCCATGCCGAAGAGATCAGCGAAGGAGTCTTCGTGGAGGGCTACGAAGTCTTCTGTAGGGTCGGGCTGATTGTCCGGATGACGCATCGGGTCGTATTTTGCCCCATAGCCAGCAACACTCTTCGCGGCATTCTCCCTTCCAAGGTGGACGAGGTTGCCGTGGAGGGTGGCGATTATGGTGATGGGGTCGGGGGTGAGGCGTGGCGGTGGCATTATGCTCGTCTTAATGGGTGGCATGGCTTGACTCCTTCTTTTTTAGACTTAAAATCCAATTCCACAAAAATTCATTAACTTTTCCCTCTGACTTTCCCCTCCATTTTCAAACAATCCACAAACCCGCATGGCTACAACTTGAAAACGACTTCATGACATCTCACTCCTTGAACTTTGCCAGCTTTCCGGCGGCGTGAAAGATCTCATGGCAGTCAGAGCACAAAACCACCAAGTCGGTGAGTAACTCATGAAAAATCCGCTCATAGGTTCGGTGATGAACATTCAAACCCTTCCCGCCCGCTAGATTTTGAGCGTTGCAGACTTGGCATCGATACTCGGCCTCCTCGAGCTTTGCGCCTCTTACCGCGGACCACTCGGGGGACATGAGGTATTCATGGTAGATTTGGCGTCTGGTCTTGGGCGGAGGAGGCTGCGACAAAGACTGCGGGGCGGATTGAGAAATAATAATTTTGTTCCTTGCCCCCAAAATTACGTATTGAGACCAGCCGAATAACGTACCAACAAGATCTTCCCACTGGCCTTCGGTTATCTCTGATTCATTAATATAATGTGTTATCTCATTGAGATTATTGTCGATAACAGAAATCCACGCATCTCTTTCCCTGGATCTTTTATTTTCTTCCAGACATTTTATGAAATCATAATCGTCATGGACCTTCTTTTCGTGTGGACTTTCTTCCCTGCCCATTTGAATCAATTCATCAAGCGTCATCCCGATTTCTCCTTTTCTCTAAAAAGTTTCTTCATTGAAACATGGCTCAAAAGAGAATGCAAGGAAATTTTCACATGGGCAACAAAAAAATAATTCCCAATGAGAAATGATTTGACAAGCTGGTTGAAGTCGCTAGAATTGCGATGGAGGTTAAAATATCATGCCAAAAGTCCCAATGAAGATGATTCCAAAGAAAACCATACGAGCGGCAGTAACGAAGGCCGGGAGTCTCGTGGCCCTGGCTGCCGTACTGGGTAAGAATCGCAGATCTATCTATGTTTATCTGGCAAAAAGGAAAGCTCCTGTTTCGGTTATAGAGCAAATTAACGCATTTCTTGGCCGCTAAGCACGGGAGCATTCCATTATGGCTCACAAGCTCTTCGATGAAGTGAAGGCTGCTTCGGATTGTCGAGAATTGATCCGCCGCTTTTGGCCCGATCATTTCAAGGAAGTCGGAAATATCAAGTGTCCCTTTCATGGCGATTCCGGCCCGTCCATGTCGATCAAAAAGGAATTTGCCGTTTGCCACGGAGCTTGTCAAAAGTCGTGGAGCGCCATTGATTTGTATCAGGAGCATCATGGAAAGACGGGATGCTCCAAGAAAGAATTGATGGAGTTGGTCAAGGAGATGGCGCGGGAGCTTGGCTTTCCAGATTACGACAAAACTCCGACTCCCGGACACGCTGCAAGCAGAACATCATCCCCACCAACATCAGCCACCCTCAAGAACCGTTGGACAAAGTTCTGGGAAACTCCACTCTCCGAGAAAGCCAGGGAATACCTTGAAAAAGAACGTGGCATACCCAGAGATATCATTGATGAGTTGAACAAGAACTATCTTATTGGATTTCAGCCAAGTTTTGGAGAGCATGGAGCCATCGAGTTTCCAGTTCTTGACTGGCACAAGAAAACACTTCTGTCTATTCAGCATGTTCCTGTTGGTGGTGGAGATAAGAAGTTTGTCAAGGGCGCATCCCCAAAAGACGGATTCTTCAAGCATGGGAACGGAGGAGACTACTGTGTTATTTCAGAAGCCGTGATTGATTCCCTTTCAATATACGCCGCATGTAGAAGCCAGATATTTCTCGATTCTGTTTCCATCTATTCTTCCGGAACATTTCAAAAGGTCAAGTTGATCCCTGGAAGCGTTCCTATTTTCTTTTTGGATGACGATCCAAGCGGCATCACCAACACGGTTCGGGCGCTACGAATGCTTGGTCCTGGAAGGGGGAAGTCCGTTGACTGGAGTCTTGCCGAGAAGGATAGTGGGAGTGGCGGTGAGGATGGAGCAACGTACCGCAGGGCAGCAAAAGACACCAATGATTTATGGAAGGCTGGCAAGGGAGATGTCATCCTTAGGATGGTAAAGGGGGCCACGGGGAGCAGGGATGAAGACGGCTTAAAGGCAAGGTTGCTGTCTCTCGTGGATCGGGCAAGACAGAAAATACTCCATAAAGAATATAAGAAAGAGGATGACCGCGACAAGGACCTCATTGTTTTGGACAGGCTTGAAGCCGAGGTAAAGGCGCCGCCGACGGAAAAGGCAAAGAAAGACCCGTCCCAGCGCGAGGAAGCAATTAGCATCACAAAAAAAGATGGGGCCTACTGGAAAACAGAGTACACTGCGACCGGCCCAGCCCCAAAGAAGATATCGAATTTTACCCTCTCCATCCTTCGCAACTTTTCTTCCCCCTCCGGGATGACCCGCCTCATCAAAATCACCCACGAAAACGGATTCTCGGCTGAATCGGAGGTGTCCTCCACGATCATGGTGTCCCGGCAGACATTCGCCGCGTGGATTCTCGGGCAAGGGAACTTCCTCTTCAAGGGGACGCAAGCCGACCTCGAGAAGATGTGGGAGCTTGAGCTCGACGCCAATGACGGGAAGATCATTTATCGGCCGGACCATATCGGGTGGGTGCCAAGACAGGGCCTGTGGTTGTTCGGGGACTGCGCCGTGAAGGATGGAGACGTATTTGAGCCGGATACGGACGGCATCTATTGGGTGGATGAATCCGGGTATCAGCCCATGGCAATCGATCTTTCCGAGACAAAGGAAGAGATTTGCAGTTCTGTCCCATCCCTTGAGTGGAGGGTGTCCGCGGAGGTATCCGAAAAGGCCAGGAAGGGGATAGTTGAAAAGCTCAAGCAGAACCTTGGGGGGTTCGAGGCGTATCTTGCCCTTGGGTTCGTGGCCGGCTGCGCGTACCTGGATGAGATTTTCCGGGAGTACAAGTTTCCCATCCTCTTCATCTTCGGTCGGCGCCAGTGCGGAAAGAACACCCTGGCCAACACGCTCATGTCTCATTGGGGACTCGGAGAATGGTCGAGTGATAACGTGGTATCGATCACCAAGGCCGCGCTCTCGCGCAAGCTGGCGTACTATAGCAACATCCCCGTGTGGGTGGATGAGTACAGGTCCGGAGATCCCAAGTGCCAGGAAAAGGATTCACTGCTGAGATCCGCATACGACCGGGTGGGCGGGAGCAAGGGAACGTTGGGACCAGGGGTATTGAGCCCGAAGGTGCGGGCTCCGCTTATCGTCACTGGAGAGGGGTTCCCGTCGGACTCCGCGCTGACTTCCCGGTGTGCCATGATCCAGCTCAGCGAGATACGGAGGAAGGACGACCTTTATAGTGACATCAGGGATTACATGCCGAACCTGAGTGCCGTGTTTCTCTCTTTTCTAAGAAGCAAAACGCCGGGCAAGGCCAAGAAACTCTTGGAGCAGATCGAAAAATCAAAGAAGTGGCTTGAAGGGAAGGGCATGGACCCTAGGCTTTCCAGTGTATATGCCACGCTCAGCACGTCATTCTTGCAGACCTATTATCCGGAGATTGACAGAGGCGAGGCCGAATTATTCAGGGACTGGATTCTCAAAGAAGCCCATGTCATGAAGGCAGAGAAGGAAGAGAAGCTCCTCACGCATGAATTTCTGTATGACATGGAGGTGCTCAGGGCCCGTGGAATATTGAATGGATCGCATGTTGAGATTGAGAGGAAAGTGGTTGATGGATACATGACTCCCAGCCTCGTGTTTATTTGGCTCAAGGCTGTTTACAACATCTGGGCGGAAGACAGGAAGAGACGTGGAGAATCGGTATGGTCATATCAGGATCTCCAGAAATATTTCAGGGAAGAGCCATATTTTGTCGAGGATTCCAAGCTCAAAAAGATCAATCTGATACCAAGGAGATCCCTTGTTTTTGCATGGGATAAAATTCCGATTGACATCCAGGAGGTTTTTAATGCAGGATGGAAAAATAAAGAGAAAACCTCTTAGAAAATTGAATACTTATGATTAGTTATCAAGCGACATAAATCCGCTGGTAACAGCAGGGGGACTACTGTTACCTTACTGTTACCGATCTGTTACCGAAAAAAACAAAGCAAAAACATATAGTTAAATCCATCAGTAACAGAGTAACAGCGATTCCCGAAAAACACCCTTACCAAAAGAATCCAGATCAAGAAGAAAAATTCAAAGAAGGTCGGTTTGGATTTTTTCTTTGCGTGGAGCTCCAAAAATTTTGGATGATATGATTTTTGCTGTTACCTGGCATTTTGCTGTTACCGAGGCCTTTGCGACAGGGATTTGATGGCCCCCTATATATATATTTTATTAATAAATACAATAATATAATATAAGGGGGCTTTTCATTTTGTGTGGTAACAGCGCGGTAACATCTCGGTAACAGTTGAAGTAAAAATGATGGATAAAAGTCTATAGATCGGCATGGATTCTAAGTTTTCGTGTGTTACTTGACAGGTTTTGATACCCAAAAAACCGTTGACAATAATCAAAAACACACTATGATAAAGGCACTATGAAAGAAAATAGTCAATCTCGCCAACCAACAAGCATCGTAATGTCCCTTGAGGCCAAGCGGCTTCGGGACAAAATCGCCAGCAAACTCGGCATTTCAAAGTCCGCCGTGTGGGAGATCGCCGTCCGGAGACTCGCGGAGATGGAGGGGGTTGGGGCCGACCGTGAAGAGGGCACCGGAGAGAAGGCGGACCGGGAGACAGAGGAGAAAAGCCATGGATTGGGATGAACTGCTACCCGAGAAGGAGCGGGCGCCACAAGCCAAGCAACAACCCCTCGAAGAGGAAGGGCTTCCATCTTTAGGGCAAGACACCAATCCAGCTCTTCAAGGCGTGACCGGCCAGGCCACCACAATTGATCAGGCCGCATCTTCTGTTCCCCCACCCACCCCCACACCACCACCAGGCTTCACCCTCCCTCCAGGCTGGACCTTCCCCGCCCCCGACACATCCGGAGCCCCGCTGAACCGCGTCATCAACGCCGCCTACCAGCAGATCCACGGGGTTTACCTTACAATCAAGGCAAAGGAAGCGGAGGGGGAATTGACCCCGGAGCGCGCGGCGGAGCTGAGAGCGCGCCTCAACGCCGTCCTGAAATCCGAGAAGGTAGTGAATGCCGAGGAGGCCATCGCCCGGGAATTCCGTTCCTTCCAGGATGCCGTGAATGGGAAGGGGGTGGCGTCAGACGGATCGGAAAGGAAGGCCGCGGGCGTCACGGGCGTCACGGACCACAAGGGCAAGGCGGCGGCGGCCGGGAATGTGCGGGCCGGGTGCGCTTGGCTCGTGAAGTATGTGCGATGGTGGGTGTGGAGCGAGGAAGGAAAAGAAGGATCATCTCTTCAGGGCCAGGAAGGAGAGAAGGCGGTATGAGCGGTATGGTTGGAACAGGCGGCATAATGGCGAGCATTCATAACTACTATCATGGCAAGCACAAATGGGTGGAAGGCCTTGGCGAAATTGTCACCGCACATGGAAAGCGGGATACCATCGCATTCAGGACGGCCATGATGCCCGGGCTTTCGATTACCTACGAGGGTTGCGGATTTTGGTCCTTAACGCATGACGAAAGCGGGATGAAGCTGAGCGGTGAGTATCAGCGCATTGACGATGCAATAAGGACGGCCGAGGAGCTTGCATCGCGGATCGACTGGAGAAAGATTGTCATAGAGGATATACCGGATCAAAAGATCCCTGATGAAATGTTTGATTTGTTGTTTGAAATCGAATGCACGGCCATGGAAATTCAGGACAGGATTGATGCTGCGATGGATGATGGAGGCGGGGAAAATAAGCCATGACAGAGCAACAAGAAAGAGATCTCCAATCCGCGTTGGTCGAGTGCCGCAGGTTTGTCAGTGCCGCGAAGTTGGCGCTTGAGAAGCACCATGAAAACATGCAGTGCATTTCCGTGAGAGAAAAGTTCGGGGACGGAGTGCGCGACGATAAGAAAATTCACGTTAAGGGGATGACTTCATCTCTGGCGGCCGCCAAGCGTGCAAGCATGGATCTCGCACGAGCCCTGACAAGATTTCGAAGGAGGCCATTGAAGTGAAAGACATCGAAGTGAAATACCCAACTCTCCCGACATGCGCCTGCCCTCCGGGCTATCACGACATCCATGGATCATATTGCCATGACGACTTGCGCCGAGCTTTCGTGGCCGGCGCCGCATGGTGGGAATTTCACAGCAACTCGGGCACGATGTGGTCGAGCGACAGGGATATTGCCGAGATGGAGGCCGAGAAGAGGTATCCTGGAGGAGGGCCTCGAAATGAAGAGCCACAAGGGGAGCGGTCATGATAACCCGGGTGTCCATGCCATCATCGGCAATAGTAGTGTCGGCAACGCTCGAAAACCCCTGCAAGCTCTGCCATGAGCGCGAGGCAACCCCTGGGCTCAGGACCTGCCCGACGTGTCGCGGGGAAGGGGAGGACGTGACGTTTGAAGCGGGGATGTGCGATGTAGGGATGTGCAAGGGTGGAGCATGCGGGACAATGCTGATGCCACCAAAGAATGATGCCCTAAAGAATGAGGCCCCAAAGAGAGAGAAGGCTCACAAGGCAAAAACTCCATCCCCTTCAAGGCCAATACCTTCTCCTTCAAGGCCAGCATCATTGCAGAACCTTCCAATTCAATCCGAACCATCCATCGCCACATCCACTGCCCCGCCCCGCCCCTTAACCGGAATCTCCCTCGAAGCCCAAGAAAAGTGGGAGCAGGCCCGCGCTGGATCCGGAACCAGCACTCGCAAGCCTCCGCCAAACAAAAAGCCCCGAGAGAAAGTGTATTGCGCCTGCGGGTGTGGCAAGGCCTTCGCCAGGGTGATCGGTGGGTACTGGGAGAGCAGGAAATATTACAACGCGGAATGCAAGCGCAGACATTTCAAGCCAAACTTCGGCTGGCCAGGGGATGGCAGTGGTGGCGAAAAAAATGGAGGCAAACCGGAAAAATACACAATCACCCCGGAAGGCGACGAGCTTATAAAGCAGCTCTATGCCGAGAAGGTGGGGATGGATCGCAAAAGCCACGTCAAGGCCCTGGCCGAGCAGCTCGGCGTTCCTCCTTGGAAGGTTTCCCGACGGGCGTCGGCGCTCGGGGTCCTGTTTTCACCAAGGGCCGAAGCCCCGTGGAGCGAGGAAGAGCTTGCCTGCCTCAAGGAAAACGCCCACTGGTCCCCCGTGGTGATCGCAAGGAACATGCGGAAGGCTGGATTCCAGCGGAGCGCTACGGCGATCAAAATCAAAATGACGAGGCTTGGCGGGAAGGAAGTGGTGCTGAACGGGGAGAGCTTCACTTCTCGGGGACTGGGTAGGCTGTTCGGGGTGGACAGTCAAGCTGTTGTGCGGTGGATCGATCGGGGGTTGCTCATTGCCGAGCGGATGGGGACCGCGAGAACCGAGGCGCAGCACGGGGATATTTGGAGGATCAAGCGGGAGGATGTTCGGCGGTTTGTGCTGGCGCATGTGAACGTGATAGACTTCCGTAAGATCGCGGATCGGTGGTGGTTTGTCGAGTTGGTGGCTGGGGTTGGTGGGAATGGTGGGGGGGGCGGTAGGGATGAAGGAAGGTGAGAGAAGGGGAAAAGTATGAAAATCTATGTGGCGTCTTCATGGAGAAACACGAGACAGCCTGAAGTGGTCAAGGCACTCAGGGCCGAGGGTTTTGATGTTTACGACTTCAAGAATCCCAGGGAAGGAGATAACGGCTTCCATTGGTCCGAGATTGACCAGGACTGGAAGAGCTGGACGCCGGGACAGTTCAGGGAAGCTCTTAAAGATCCCATTGCAAGGATAGGATTTGAGAGCGACAAGAAAGCTCTGGACGATTGCGATGCCTGCGTTCTCGTGCTTCCTTGCGGTCGAAGCGCTCATCTCGAGCTTGGGTATGCCATCGGGGAGTTGAAGGCAACCTATGTGCTCATCGAGGAGCCTTCCGAACCGGAGCTCATGTATGCCATGGTGAACAGGATATGCTTGAATCTGGATGAGCTGGTTAAAGTGATTGTGAGTGATTTCTTGCCGTTTTGAAGGAGAACCAACCTTGTATGGCGGTATCACAGAAAGACAATGAGTCCATTACCACAGCCACTATCACCACAGCCACCATCATTACCGTCCACGAGGTGACCTACGCCTCCGGCACCAAGCGGGTGAGTGTACTATGTGACGACGTCGAGGAGGTCCGGGGCATGGTGGATAAGTTTTTGCGGGCCGGCGGCGGGGCGGGAGGGGCCGGCAGCGGTGGAGGTGCGGTGGGCGGCAATAATGACCACGAGCCCGCGCTCAAGATCACAAGGAAGGCGATGAGGCGGGATGAGTTTGACGCCCTTGAAGAGTGGGAGAGCACGAAGCCATGACGCCCCCATCCTTCCTCGCGGACCTCACTGTCATTTCCTGCCAACGCTGCGGTGCGAATTATGCTGCATCTCAGTCGATCTGCCCTCGGTGCAGGGGAATGGGTGGGAAGAAGCATGAATGCGCTGAAGAGGCCAAAAACGACATCAAAGAGCCCCCTCTCTTCGAGGCAACAGAGGGCAAGGAATCGGATCTCCAAAAAGAGGTGGAGGATTGGCTTGATGAGCGGCACTGGTACTACCACCATGATAGATCGAAGCGAGCAAACGTCCCTGGCTTCCTTGACTTGGTTGTCGCGCTTCCAAGAGCCGTCACCGCCTGGCTCGAGTTAAAAAAGAAAAATGAGTACCCGACGAAGGAGCAAAAGGAAACGATTCAGCATTTGAGTGCGCTCGGCCATCATGTTAAGGTGGCGAGAAGCTTGGAAGAGGTGAAGGCTTGGATTGAGGGATTGCTTGGAAGGGAGGGGGAACCTTGACTGGATCGAAATCGACAAAGAAGGACGTTCAAAGAACGCCAAAAGAAACGGCGCTGCATTACATCTGGTGGCACACGGCGGCTTACATGGCCCCGGCCCCGCTGGACGAGCTTCAATATCAACTCCACAAACGTCATGGCATGGAGTCTGAAGACGCCGTAAAACTGCTTGACGAAATGTTGAAGGAAAAAGAGATTGAGTGGGTGGAATGCACGTATATTTCATCTGGATATGCCTTGAAGGAGACAGATCCGAAGTTCGTTGAGTAGTGCCTGAGTAGGAGCGAGCAGAAGTGCAATCCTTAAAGGGAGAAAACGCCGTGATCAAATCGCCTGCTACCATATCTTCCACCATCACCACCCTATCGGAATCGCTGATTACTCCATACATCCATGTCCCTACTCCGCCTTCTCAACCTGCTTCATCCCATCATTCTCAACTCGCCCCTCAACCAGTCTCCCCCTTCTTCTTCCACTTCCATGTCCCGGCCATAGCCCCGTCAACCAACGAATTCCACGGAAAGCTCACCACAAAAGATAGGATCAAGCTTAAAATCAAATGGCAGCACCTCATAGCGCGCGAGGCCAGGAAGCAAAGGCTTGCTCGGTGGGGTGGGCGATATCCGGTCACAGTAGAATGCTTCGGCTGCTTTGCCAAGGGTGCCAGAATGTACGACGCGGACAATTTGTCGGCAACGCTGAAAATGATCATTGACGGGCTTGTCACCGTGAAAATCTTGGCCGGGGATTCGCCGCGGTTCGTTCGGCGCGTGGTCATGGAGTCGGTGCGGGTCGGGGAGGGGAAGAGCCGGTGCGTTGTTGTGGTTAGGGAGGGGTGAGGGATGGCGAGAAGGAGGGATAGAAAACCATGAACGCAAGGCCAACAATCGATCCAAGATACCTCTGCCAACAGCATCTCAACGGCGCGCATTTCGAGCACCATAAGCACGAGAAGAAGTGGACCATCAAGAAGATGCGCCCCGGAAAATACCTCACCAACAACTGTTTCGAGCCAGCCAACTACAAAGCGAGGCATGACGAGCTCGTGGCGGAAATGCTGCGAAGGGGAGGGAACCACAACTCTCCGATTGAGCAGCCGGATTTTAGCTATTTGACCGACGAGGAGCGCGAGTGGAAGGCAGACCCGGAGGCCGCCAGGCTTGCGCTCATGGATCGGTGTTGGGAGTGCAGGACCATGGTTTTGCATCGCGTGGACTTTTTGTCGATGATGGAGGCATAGATGGACACTGTTTTAGAGGCCACCCCAGAGACTACCTCGGAGATTGCGGTTGAAAAATTGCAATCAAATCAAGCAAAGACAACCATCACCCTTCCCTGTCGCCGCTGCAACAACACGGAGCGCGAGCAACCCACGCCGGGCCTGTGTTCGTGGTGTTATGACGTTGCCCACCCGGATTCAGACACCAGCACCGAGCGCCAGGAAGAGATAGACCGGCGCATTCGGCAGATGAGGAAGATCCACGATCTGGAGATAGCCATGGACGGTTACCAGCGGGCGCAATGGATCGAGGCCGGGTGGAAAATGGTTTTTTATGGGGTTTTGGATGGTCACAAGAGAGGTGAATGCCGGGAAGGGGGAATCGGCCTTGGGCCAAAATAGCGGAAGCAGCGACAACGACCGCCAAGTCTCCAGCGCCAGCGATGCAGTCTCCCCTGACCGCCTAGTCTATCTCGGCTCTCTAGTTTCCCGCTGGGCCGAGTACGAGTCCATCCGCATCGCCGGGCGGGCCTTTTCCCTTCCGCCGTCCATGCAGTGCCTGCGCTATGATGTTCACACGGGAGGCGTCCACGTCGTATCCGAGGGGCCCTGTTACATTCCCTCGACGGCAAAGAAGGAGCACCGCATTGTCGAGGAGTTCGGATTTGCTTTCCGCGCGCTCGATACCCGGCACCAGGTGCTGATCCTGGTTGACCATTTCGACGGATTTGAAATTGTCGAGCAGCTCATGATATTCTCGGGGGACGGGGAGAGGCGGAGGTTTTTCGGGGAGATTTGCGGGGGAGGAGGGAAGGACAAGGATGGCTTGGAAGGGGGAGAAGATGGGGGTGGGAACGGTGGAAGGAAAGAAAGCGAAGACGTAGGTGGCGGGTCCCGCTCTCCATCTTCAAGTGGAATACAGGCCCGGCTCGACCTGGCATGGACCGCGCTCAATGTCGAGTGGAGGAAGCGGGAGCGGGAGATGAAGGCCTTGAAGAGAGAGGAAATCAAGGATAGGGAGGGATAAGCCATGGACATTGAAGCACTGATTCGCGTCGAGGCCTCAGACGCAGAAAACAGCATCCACGATTTCAATTTTGCGATGGCGCTCAGAAAAGCACATGAGCTTTATGCCGGGAAGGGGAGGGAGGATCTTCTGGGTTTGCAGCGGGTGGCCAGAGAGGAATATCGAAATCGTGGGAGCTATCATAGTACGGTGGCCGCATGCGTGGTGTTGGCCAAGCTTCTCAAAGAGCAGAAGAAAGGATAAGCCATGGCGCGAAGACCATCACCTCAAGGAAAGCCAATCACCACCCTTCGAGGGGAAGCGGCGGCGGCGAAACCAGCAGCGAAACCACTCACACAACCACCCGCAGTGCAACCCTCCCCGCCATCCTCAATAGAAAAAACAGTATCCCGCCTCCTGAAATTCACCGCCTCGGCCTGCCATTCGGAGATCACGGACGCTCTCCGCCATGAGATCCCGCGGCCAAACATCGCATCGCTCCCTCCTGTGCCGGACCACACGCACCGCACGCTCCGCTCCATTGGGCGCAGGCTCTCTCCTTCGAGGCCGTTTTGTCCCGAGACCGTAAAAAAGCTCGTGGCCCAGGCCGGGCTGCCGGCGAAGCAGCTTCCCGGGAAAGGGTGGTGGGCGGTTAGGGATGAGGATATTGAAACTTGGATCGAGGAGTATATGGCGCGGGAGGGCGAGAGACATGACGGGGAAAATAAAAAGAAAAAGCCTTGAAGGTGAGGAGGTCAAGAAAGTAAGGCCCCTTTCCCTTAAGGCTTTTGTCTGCTTTCGACGTTTTATCCTCGCTCTCTCACCTCCGCGCGCTCTCGCTCTTAACTCCGCCCCTCCCCATTCCACCCATGATGGTCACCCGATCCCACTCAGGCCGGATTGCAACGTAAGTTACATCCTCGAAAATGCATGCCAGGTCTCCTCCGTCAACCGGGAAAGGGTTGTTGCCGGGGTCTGCGGCGTGGTCCTTACGGAAGATTTCGCGTCGCAGGAAGGCCGGGTACTCCGGGGAGAAGTGGGGAATGGCGCCAAGAGCGAAGGAGGCAGAGGAAACGGATGAATCCTCATTCCTCTTTCCCCTCGCGGCGAGTATGGGCATCATGTGCTCAACGGCAAGGTGACGACATCGCGTCCAGGACCTCACGCCCTGATGCCAATAGGCGTTCGCAAGGGGCAGGTGGAGCGGGGCCGAGAAGGGGGGAATTTCTGGCTGCGTAGCTGGCTGGGTTGCAATCTGCGTGGAGAGTTGAGTGCTATGTTTCTCGGCAATGGTCGTCATGGTAGTGGTCGTCATGGCATTTCTCCTTTTCAAGGTAATGTGCTCAGTCAACAATCTCATTCTCCAAAAACTTCTTCATTTTCCCTTCCCAGTACCTGTCTTCCCTCCTCCTCCTCAACGCCTTTCTCCCTTCTTCTCCGTACCCTCCATTCTTCGCGACAATTTCTTCCCGCTTCCCTCGCATTTCAAGCAGCCGCTCCCGCAAGCTGCTCACCACCACGAATCGCCTCCCCCCTTCCAGGGAGGACCTGACCTTCTCCTCGGTCATCATCATCCGGATCCATCGGTCGGTCATTCCGGTTGCTCGGGCGGCGGCGGCCGGGGAGAGGATTTGTTCGCCTTTTGCGTTGTAGAGTGGCATGGTTGATTATCCTTTCTTCCTCCGTATTATTATTGTTCGTTTGCGCTCAGCCCCGCCCACGAAGGTTGGGGGCTCGGCCTTAATCAGGAGAAAAACTCATCGATGAATTTTTTTGTGTCTTTTCTGAGTGCGTCCACCTCCTCACGCAATGACATCATCCGGTTTATCCTGCGAGTCAACCCATTTATTTTCTTTTTCGTTAGGAGTGTCGTCTCCGGGTAGTCCCTCAATTCGGCTTCCCACCTCATCCTAATCTGTTCCCAATAAGCGATGTCGTCATTCAAGTCCATGTTGTTTTTTGTCCTTCCTCTTTTAGTGCATTTAGTAATCGCTTAGAGTCTCCAGTATTCGGCTTTTTCTTCAGGGTAGTAGTTGCATGCACGAGTGGAGGAGTCTATTCTCTTCAGTTCGTGAACAAGTTCCATGGTGGAGATTGTCTTGACTGGGCAGTAACTTTCCCATCCGTCGCCATCTTCTGTCAGCCCTTCATGGCGGTCGCGAGCAAAATCACCACAATTCGAACAACTTTCAAAATCGGAACTGTTTCCGAAAACCAGCTTCCATGTGGAATTGCCAATAAATTGATACTCTATCCAGAATCTGTAATGGCCCCCATTACAACATTTTCCGGCCTCAAAATCGGTGTCGTCAAATGCCGTGACGATACCAGAACTTTCGATTTCTGAACCGAGCGCCCGCTCTGCCATGAGGTGACGGGTAACGAGTTTTTTATTTCTTTTGTAGTGAGCCATAATGGATCTCCTTTTCTATGGTTTGTTCTTTTTTCTAATGATGGTCAGCTTTCGGGTCGGTGCCGAGGCTTCTGCCCCAAGAGTAGGCATTGACCCTTCACGGGAAGGCGTTGGCTCGCTCGGCTTCGGGTCGTTGCGCTTCAGATCGTGGAGCCTGCCGATCAGGCGCAGGGCGTAGGGTGCCGAGCGCCATTGTGGAGTGTACTGGGTGGGGCTGGATTCATCTTCTATGGGTGGCATGGCTAATGGTTTACCTCCTCCTCTTCGTTGTAGGGCTCATCACACTCAGGATACCGTGCCCTGAGCTTCTTGGCTTCCTCGGAATAATCAGTTGCGAGAGTCGGGAATCCATCCTCAATGGCCATGCTCCAGTTCTCTATCAAGTTTCGGTAAAGTTTTTTGGCTTTGCTTGTGGTCATTGTGGCTCTCTCCCTTTCGTTTGTGGTGTGATTGGTCATCGTTACTGCTTCCCCTGCCTTCTCCCCGCGCTCCCGGTGTCCAGGTCGAGAGCGTAGGGGGAAATCAGGAAAACAATGCCAAGAGGAGATCAGGATATCTCGGGTCGTCATGGTGGAACGATTCGTGATGGTATTTCATGTCTCCATTCATAATCGTGATGATCCTGTAAGTGGAGGAAAGCGCGGCGATGTAGGTGCGCCCGTCGGAGCCGTCCACGATGCGGGCCTTCGTGGAATATGTGAGCTTCTTGACGGCCCCGGTAGTCTGCCGGGTAGCTCGCTCGCCTTTCTTCGGGTGTTTTTCGATTGCGAAGACCGCTGTCACTTTCCTTGATCCGCTCGGCCAATTCTCGATTGTTGCGCTCATCCTGGGGTTGCTGTACTCGGTCATGGTCATTTCTCCATTTCTTGGTTGTTGGTGTTGCTGGTTATGCCCGGATCATCGGCTCCGGGTGGGCCGGGCGCGCTAAAAGGAATCATGGCTAATCTTCATCGGGCTCGGTCACAAGCTCAAAGTCAAACCCATCCACACTTCCAGGTCCTTCAGCATCCACCACGCTGTACTGTGCGCCGTTGGTTCCGCAGATCCAAAGTTGTCCATGCTCAAACCATGCACTCCACTTGACGCTGCGGCCTGGGTGCAACGCACGAAACGCAGCCAGAGTCTTCTTTTCCATTTTTGGGTTCTCGCATTTCAGCATGTCCGTTTCTCCTTTACAGTAACGACTTGTAATTCCTTCCAACCTTCACCAAACTTACACAGAAAAAAACATCTTTTTCAACTTTTTTCTTTTTTTCCGTGAAAATTAACCGTCAAAAACACCTTAATACTTCCGTTTTCGGAAGTCAAGAATTATTTTTTGCGGAAACAATTCCCCAATAATTTCACGGAATATAAAATTGGTAAGGAAAAAATAGAAAAAAACACAAGCAATTCCAGTAACATAGTTTTTATTGGTAAGGTTGTCCGACCTTTTGTTGGTATGACCATTTAATGGTATGACCTTGAAGAGAGGGAATTTCCGAGGACTTGACAAGGACTTGACATCTTCGAGGCAAATGTGCAATCGTCCGCGCGTGGGGTCGGACCACGGCCGCCACGGGGACGCCGCAGGAGAGGTCCCACCCATGCTACGATGGGGAGATCTGTCCTTTTTCCGGGAAGAGGAGTAAGCCCTTGTTTCCCTCCTCCTTTCAAGGACTTACTGAGCTTACCGGAATGGTTCCCGACGAAAGTTTCAAGGCTTCACCCTTCAACCCCCTCTTCCTCCAGGGGCGAGTGCTCCGCTCACAAATCGGCCTTACCCACCGGTTCGGAGCCACTCGCCCCGCCTTTTCTTCGTTTCTGCACCGATTCTGCACCACCCCGCCCTGACATGCCCATCTATCCCAACACAAATTCATTCCTTCAAGGTTTTTCTGGCCGTATGTCATCCTCACCTGTATGATAATGCTCCAAGAACAGTATTTTGCCGGGGAATGGGTCGAGAACGGTGAGAAATACAGACACAGCAAGCCTTGAAGGGGAGGAGGGCTTAGAGGAAAATGGGGGGAGATCGTCCAGCGTCACCGGCGTCGCCAGCATCATCGGCGCAAGCCAAGCGAGCGGGAAGCGCGGGCAGCTTTGTAAACTACCACGAAGACATCATGGGCTTTGCGTCGCCATGCTCGCTCATCTATGACTCAACGAGGTCCCTGGCGGCTGCCGTACTCGCCCAAGCCGTGGAGGATGCGACGGTCGTGGCGCTCTGGCCGGTGAGCGGAATAGTCCACGAGACCTTGGAGCGGGACCTTTGGCTCGAGCTTGGAGCCTGGTTCCTCGATGGCGAGGACGGGGCCGAGTGGTTTGGCGGCGGGATATGGCAGACGCTGGTCGGCGTGGTCCATAGCCGAGCACAAGCTCATGCGGTGAGCTGGAAAAGGATGAAGAATAAGCAGTATGGCGCTGTGTGGGGGACATGGACCGAGCGCAATGCCGTCGAGGCTGAGCGTGAAGCTTGTCCAGGCGGCCCGGAAGCATACGTCCCTCCGGTTCGCAGGATGCCATCCTCGGATCACTATACTACACCGTCCCCTCTTTCAAGGCAGTTCCTACAGCGTAACTATGGCCCGAAAATCTCCATCCTGTTTTGCAGCGATGCTCTCGACATGGAGCCCGCCACGATTCTCAGGCTCACGGCGCAGCGCATTATTCAGACAGCGATTCGGACCACGTTTCTCCGGGCGCGGCAGGTAGCCATGGCCGAGATTGCCGGGCGGCGGCCGGGTGATTTGTTCGGGGACGATTGGATCGCGCTTCCATCGGAAGAGTGGTTTTCGCCCCGGGCCCCCGGGATTCCTCCCTTCGAGGTTTTTCACGGGACCGGCAGGGCTGGCGGTGGGATTGGCAGGGCTGGGGGTGCAACAGGCGAAGAAGTGGAAGAGGGTATCCAGCAAGATCAAATCCCGTTCACACTGGCCTGGTGCTGCCGACATGCGCGGATTGATCCTGACGTGTTGCGCGGGAGAGTAGCGGAGGCCATGTATGCGAGTGTTGAGTTGGAGAGCGAAGAGTGGAGAGAGGCCTTGAAGGGTGAGGGAAGTGAGGAGCGTGGCGGCGTTACTGTTGACGTTGCCTCCATTCTTCCCTTGGTTTTTTCGGCCTCCAACCGCGCTTCGATGACGCTGGATGCTGAGCTGGATTTGCGCGGGATCTTGAGTGGTGGAATGAGATTAGCGGACATGGATAGGAGAATGAAGGAAGAGGCGATAAAGGTGGAAGCATTAAAGGCAGAAGCGGCAACGGCAGATTCCGAAGAGCGGTCTTTCGAGCCCGAGTCAGTTCTCCTCCCTCTTCCAAGCTTAGAGGATCATGCGGCGGTTCGTGGCCCGGCGGTCGAGGCTATTTTGGCTATGGAGCTCCAGCGATGGCAGCGGCATGTAGTGGCGGTCGATGCGATGGCAGCGGGAGCATAGACTTCAATGAGAGACAGAGCAATCCACGAGGATGAAACTGCAATGCAGAGGTCGAGTCATAATGGTAACCAAACCGAGTGTGAAACATGTGATTTTCATCCGGAGTTCGCGGCCTTACTCACAACAGCCATGACCGACCTCAAATGGATTCGCTGGACGGGCTATGGCATCCTGTGCGTCACCGGTTCATTTCTGCTCACAATCTGGTCGGTGTTATACCCTCAAATCATGAGCATAAATGAGCAGTTGCAGCACATGAGGATTGCGACGGAGGTCAACACTCGGGAGATCGCGGCGCTGAAAGTCGCGGATGGAGAGAGTAAAGACGATCGCCGGCAGATCCGGGCGAGCATTGAGAAGATTTGGAAAGGGGATAAGTGAGAACCGAATTAAAAACGTGGAAAAATCAAAAATGGGGGAAATCATCATGAACAGCATGAACACGGAAAGAATCATCAAGCATAGTCATTTCTGGAACATCATGGTAGGAATCTTCGCCTTCATGGCGCTCACCTCCACCTTCATGGTATCGCTTTCCATTCTTGGAGGATGCGCAGGCATGTCCGTGCAGGACACCGTTGAAAGCATTGCAGAGAAGGCTGGGTTCGCGGCCTATGCCTACCTTCCCGAGTATCGGCACGTCACGTTGACGACCTGCACCGTAAAGGATGTGATCCAGACTGGAGACGACCCGCTTGTCATTCAGGGGCTAATCGAAGAGCAGATCGGCCAGATCTGGGTGGCGAGCACCAAGACCGACAAGGTTTTCGTGGCGCTTCTGCTTAATGACATGGTGCGCGTCATGGGGCTCAAGAGTGAAAAGGCGCCCACGATGGAGCATGTGGCGAAGTGGCTTGGATTCCTGGATGCGTTCTGTGGCGGAGTGGACCTGGCTTCGAAGGTGAAGTGACGAAAGTGAGAGGCGGAGTGAAGCGATGAATGTCTCCTGGTGGCAACTACTCAAGGCGGCGCCCGAAGTCAAGGGCACGGTTGCAACGGTCGAGGGGAATAAGGACTGGTACAAGTCTCAATCGATCCTTTACCAACTCATCAAGACCGGAGTCACGCTGCTTTCCGCGCTGGGCCTTTATAGTGCGATGAGCGCGGAGGACATGCAGACCATCAGCACGGCGCTTGCTGTTGCCATTCCGGCCGTGTTGACGCTTTGTGACGGAGTAGCCGCCATCTGGATTCGGTTGCGAACCAGCGGGGCCATTACCGGCACGGTTGAGGCCGCAAAGGTTGCCGAGATCGTGGCTGAGCGAAAGGTCGAGAGTTGCGATGCCGAGCAGCAGGGAGACGGGTGATGGCACGGGAAGGGGAATTCTGATTCCAGTTACAAGATATTTTATCCATTCAACAAATTTTCTTGCGGGAGAAAATACGACATGGCCAGTCAAGAGGGTAGCGGTAGCAATGGCAACAACGAGAATTATGGCAGCTCGGCACCAAACTCCGAGCCCAAGGCGGTCTTTCACCTCCAGGCAAAGCTTTTCACGGACGGCCAGATCTCCGTCACGGGCTTTCCCAACGACCCCAACGCATTCTTCCAACTTATGGCGGACATCAACCGTGCCGTGGTGAAGCACTACATGCAGCAGTGCCGGGAAGGGAAGGATGCCGGGAGCCAGATCATGATCGCGCATCCCAAGATTTTCACGGGGCAGATGGGGAGAGGGTAACGAGGAGAGCATACGATGTCAGCGTCCAGAGCTAAGCCACCAGCCCCTCCCCTTCCAGGGATACCGAGTCCGGGTAACCTGCATGATCCATTCGCTTTGTCGCTCCCCTCCTCTTCTATGGAGGGTGGTGCCAGCGTAGGCGGCGCCGCAATTCCTCCCGACTCGATTTACCCCTACGGCATTCCGCCCGCACCGGAGCAGCCGCCGGTTGATATCCCTGCGTCCATAGCCAGGAACAACACGGCCGCCGACAATCTCAAGCAACTCCTCTTCCAGGCATCCCCGGATGTCGTGCTCGCGTTCAGGATCCTCTACTGCATCGAGCAGCCCCAGGGCAACTACACGCGAGACTGGGCCATCAACACCGTGCGAGAGATCGCGGCCGGGATGGAAATGGCGAACCTCTTCCTTGCGGCGCTCGGCGGGAAGCTTTCTCACCATGACAGGGATTTCATCCTTTCCAGGATGCCTCGGAGCGAAAAGGTAGAGATGTCGGGCGAGTTGGGATTGAAGGCCTTGATTGCAAAGATCGACGGAAAGACCCGGGGACTGCCGGCCGAGAGGGGTGGATGGCCGGATGAGCATGTCTATGAGGCCGAGCGCGGCCGAGAGTGAAGCGTGAGAATGGCTGACGGTGAAGCGCGATAACGGCTGACGGTGAAGCGCGATAACGGCTGACGGTGAAGCGCGATAACGGCTGACGGTGAAGCGCGATCTGGCAACTCCACCAAGAAGGAGAAATCCATGGCGACAATGGACTTTGACGATCTTTCTGCTCCCGAGCTTTTAACCCTTCTCCTGTGGGGCGAGGCTCGCGGGGAACCTCCCATCGGGAAGCTCGCCGTTGCTCATGTCGTCCTGAATCGCGCCCTCCACCCCTCCTGGTGGGGAAACTCCGTCAAATCCGTGATCCTGAAACCAAAACAGTTCTCTTGCTTCAACCCTGGCGATCCCAACCTTCCGGGGCTGGAGCGCATGGTGATTCAGGGCTACTATGATCCTGCGTGCTTGGCCGTGGCTCAACTTGCGCTTGCCGGGGCTACTGTTGATCCGGTGAAGGGGGCCACGCATTACTGTGCCGTCGGGTGTGATCCAAGCTGGGTGGACGATGCCGAGAAGATGGAGTTCATCGTCAAAATCAATCGGCACCGGTTCTACAAGGAAAGAAAGAAAGGGCGGTAAGGGGTGATGCAGGCTGGACAGGCGGGATCTTCGGCGATTGAAACGCAATCCCTTCCCAACGAGGACTATCCCTTCCAAGAAGAGGAGGCCCTTGTCTCAAGCCAATACTGGCGGCTGAATCACCTTTACTTTGTGAAAAACGAATCCGGGAAGAAGGTGCGGTTCCGCCTGAATCAGCGGCAATTCCGTCTCCTGAAAGGGCTTTGGCACAAAAACATTGTCCTGAAATCCAGGCAGCACGGCATAACAACCGCCGTCTGCATTTTCTTCCTTGATTGCTGCCTCTTCAACTCATGCGTTGAAGCTGGGATCATTGCTCACACCGATGCGGACGTTATCAAGATCTTCGTGAACAAGGTCCGCTTCGCCTATGACAATTTGCCGGATCAATTCCGGAAGGCGATTAAGCCCTCGAAGACGGAGGCCAAGAACGAGCTCCACTTTGAAAACGACTCGTGCATTCGCGTTGGTCGGTCAATGCGGTCCGGCACTCTTCAATACCTTCTCGTTTCTGAGTTTGGGAAAATCTGTGCGAAGCATCCCGACAAAGCGCAGGAAATTGTAACCGGAGCCCTGAATACAGTTCATGTTGGCGAAGTTACCATCATCGAATCTACAGCCGAGGGCCGGGCCGGATATTTCTACGATTACTCTCAAAAGGCCCTGAACAACCAGCGTCAAGGAAATCGCCTTACTCAACTCGACTGGAAGATGCACTTCTTTGGATGGCCCGACGATCCCAAGAATGTGCTCTCGGACGAGGATGCTCGCATCGTTCCCATTCCACAGACCATGATCCAGTATTTCGCCCTGACCGAGATGGCGTGCCCTGGCCTTCGCCTCACGCACAATCAGAAAGCATGGTACATCAAGAAGAAAGAGGACCTCGGGGACAAGATCAAGTCCGAGTATCCTTCCACCCCCGAGGAGGCTTTTGAGCAGCAGATCGAGGGCGCCTTCTGGGCGTCCGAGATGGCAAAAGTTCGGTCGGATGGCAGGATCTGCCGGGTGCCCTATCAGCCGAATTTGCTGGTGGACACCTGGTGGGACCTTGGGCTCGACGGATACATGGCGATTTGGTTCACGCAGAGCGTGGTGAAAGAGATCCACGTCATTGAGTATTTCGAGTTCTCCGGAGAAGGATTTGCTTACTATCGGGACGAACTGGTTAAGCGGCAGCAAGGGCAGGGTTTGCGGGGCTTGCAAGGAGCGAACGGCGCGAACGGCGCGAACGGCGCGCAAGGCATGCAGCAGAGTGGCTACAGGTATGGCACTCACTACGCCCCTCACGATATCGAGACTCGAGTGCTAGATGAGCAGGGCAGGAGCCGGAAGGCAATCGCGGCCGGCCTCGGTATCCACTTCCAGACCATTCCGAGAGTGCAGGCCAAGGCTGACTCCATCGAGGCCGCCCGGGTAATTCTTCCCCTTTGCTGGTTCGATGAGCAGAAGTGCGAGAGGGGCATCATCCACCTGGAAAACTACCGGCGAAAGTGGAACGAGGCCATGCAGCAATATAGCAGCAGTCCCGTTGAAGATGAGCACGCGCATGGGGCCGACGCTTTTCAGCAGCTCGCCATGGGGCATCGGTTTGACGTGGCGCTCGGCGGGAGCGGGGTGGAGACGCACGCCGGGGCTTTCAAGGCTTTCAAGGTTGGGAAGATGTAAAATGGCAGAGAAATATAACCAGAAATATAACCTTGAAGGTGGAATTGATTCAAAAATGTCAACAATATCCAATTGGTGCACAAAAAATCCAACCTCCACGGAGAAATCAATATGGTAGGCGGCATGGGTGGTGGCGGCGGGCTCCAACAGGGATGGATGAGACAGCAAGCCGTGCCGGTATTCCAGGTGGGGCAGGCACAGCAAATGCCTACCGGCCAGGCATCACAAGCAGCGCCGCAGCAAGGCCTTCCACCTTCAAGGCTTCTCTCTCCTTCCCAGCCCTATCCGCCTTACCAACCGCCTCCGCCGTCTTCTCTTCCTCCTCAGCCCTACATGCGCCTCATCTCAAACGATGAGCTGGATTACCACTCACGCATGCAAGTCCAGCAGGCCGAGGCAGAGAAGCTCCAAAACCAGCAGCAGATTCTCTCCATTGGAACCCACATTCGCACATGCTTCGAGGCCGCGCGAAACGCCAAGCAGCAATCCATTCAGCCGCGCCTGCTTAAATGCTTGCGGCAGCGCCTCGGGGAATACGAGGCCGACGAGCTTACCCTCATTCAGTCCCGTGGTGGCTCGGAAGTCTTTATTATGATCACCAACATCAAATGTCGTGCGCTCGAAAGCTGGTGCCGTGACATTCTTCGCCCGCCCGGCGGGAAGCCTTTTTCTCTCAATGCAACTCCGATCCCCACGCTTTCACCGCAGCTCGAGCAGCGTCTGGTTGTCGAGGCTCAGCGTGAAATCCTCGAGGCCGGTGCCCCGATATCATCCGAAGAGTTGCGGACTCGCATCGAGAAAATGAAGGAGAAGCTTTCCGCGACTTATGACGAGGAAGGAAAGAAGCGGTCGGACAAGCTCGAGGAAAAGGTTGATGACGACTTCAAGGAAGGCGGGTGGTATTCCGCGCTCGATTCTCTGCTCTACGACATCGCCACATTCCCAACGGCTTTCCTTAAAGGCCCGACGATCCGCAGGAAGGCCAGGATTGTCTGGGACCACTCACAAGACTTGATGAACCCGGAAATGCGTGTCGAAAAGAAGCTCGTGAAGGAATATGACCGCGTTTCCCCTTTCGACATCTTCCCTTCACCAGGGGCCCGGACCTTGCAGGATGGGTATCTCCTGGAGCGGGATTCCATTTCCAGGTCCGAGCTTGCATCCCTCGCCGGGACTCCAGGCTATCACTCCGAGCAGATTCGGCTTTGCTTGCAGCACTACGGGCGCACCGGTTACCGCGAGTGGGATTACCAGGATCAGGAGCGCGCTCGATTAGAGAGCCGGGAAGAGGAATACACTTCGGATCCTGAAGGGAAAATGGACTCTTTGATCTTCTGGGGCTCCGTCCAGGGAAGCTTGCTCATCGAATGGGGAATGAGGGAGCATGTAAGTGCCGAGCGCCGGCCGGGCGCCATGGTCACGAAGGTCGAGCCGATTGAGCCTGAAAGGGAATATCAGGTCTGTGCGCGGGCCGTTGGTCAATATGTCATCAAGGCCATAGTGAATCCCGACCCGCTTGGGAATCGCCCTTACTATTCCGCCAGCTTCGAAAACGTTCCTGGCTCGATTTGGGGGAAAGCCCTCCCGGAAGTCATGGCTCCAGAGCAGTATATGTGCAACGCCGCGGCGCGGTCGGTGGTCAATAATATGGGAATGGCTTCGGGACCGCAGGTTGCCATAACCGATGCGTCACGGCTCATGCCCGGCGAGAAATCAGACGAGTTTTCCCCCTGGAAGGTGTGGCAGTTCAAGCGGGACCCAAATGGGGGAAGCGCCATCCCTATTCAGTTCTTCTCGCCAAACCCCATGACCGACATGCTCTTAAAAGTTTACGACTACTGGGCCAAGCAGGCGGGAGAGAGCACGGGGATACCGAATTACGTGTACGGCATGTCGGAGAGCTCCGGGGCCGCGCGCACTGCCACGGGACTCAGCATGCTTATGAATGCCGCCGGCAAGGGGATAAAGTCCGTGATCTTCCACATCGACGACGGGATTACGGTGCCGTCGGTCAGGCAGCACGCATACCATGTCATGCTTTACGATTCGGATCATGCCTTGAAGGGGGATGTGTTTGTTGTTCCGCGCGGGAGCACGGCACTCATAGTCGAGGAGCAGCGGCAGATCCGGCTGAACGAGTTCATGTCGTTGGCATTGCGATCTCCGATCATCCTCGAAATCCTCGGGAAGCCCGCAATGGCCGAGCTTGTGAGGAGCGCTGTCGAGAGCTTGGATATCGATCTTTCCGGGTTGATTCCGGATGAAGATGCCGTGGCGGCAGAGCAGGAGCAGCAAAAAGTGGTGGCCATGCTGGGCGTGCTTTCTGAGCGGCTCGGGATTCCCATGGAGGTCATGGCTCAGGCGCTGATGGAGGCCGGGCAGGGGCAGGGCGGCGGACAAGGTGGCGCGGGCGGTGGCAACGTCAGACAGTCCCCTCCCCTTCAAGGCGGAAACGGAGCGGCCGGCCCACCAATAATCGCACCGCAGCAGATGAATCAGGCTGGTGTTCGTGGAGGCGGGGCTGACTTCCAGGCAATGATGGCCCGTGCCGGAAATGGTGGGGGGGTGCAATAATGACCATGGCAAATGCAGCAACGATAACCCCCTCTCTTTATTTTCTCGAGCAACTCAATCCCGAGAAGGAAGAAGACCGGCGCGTGCTGCTGGCGATCTCCAAGCTATCCCAAGACCAGCAATTCAAAACCATCCTTCAATGGGAGCAGCGGCTTTACCGGGAAATGGCAATGCAATGCGTGGAGTGCAGCGGGGACGCCCTGGTGAGGTCCCAGGGGGCCGCTCGCATTCTTTCGGATATTTTGACGGCGAAACTTACGGCACTTGACGTGCTCCAAGGGAAAGGGAGATAAGGCCATGAAGAGAGTGATAAAGGTAAATACGGCGAAGAGGAGAGGGATTCCACCCTTCAAGGCAATCCTGACAGCGGCCGCTACCATGGCTGTGGCCTCCATTCTCATTTTTATGGCACTCCTTTCGTTCCCGTCAGTCTCTCATGCCGTGGATTGCTCCCTCACTCCCTCGACCCATGGCCATACCACGCGCTATGCAATAGCCTGGACATCGGATGGAGCCGGGGCCTACGCATGCACCACCGCCATTCCACTTCTTGGCCGCATTGACCAGTTTATCACCGATCCGTCGGGGGGTGCTCTCGCTCCGGATGCAGCTTACGACATTTCTCTCTCTGGGGCAGCTACGGGAATCGATCTGGATGGCGGGAGTTTGGACAATCGCAGCGCCACTGTGACCGAGCCCGCGCTCCCCGTGCTGGGAGAGTTGTGGATTTTTGAGAAGGTCACGGTGGCTGTTAGTGCTGCCGGGGCAGCGAACGGCGGAGTGATCTACATTGATATTGAGAGGCCATAGGAATAGAAGTCATCAAAGGAGTTGCATGGGCATGAAATCATATAAATATTTGCTGTTTACATTTTTTATCGCATGCTTTTTTGTCGTATCATTTCATCTTCCTTGCTCCCATGCCGCGCGAGGCCGCATTCTTGTTTCCGAGCCTGATGGAAGTCCCAGCAAGAAGCCTGTTTATGAAATTCAGGTTTCCAATGGAGCGTTGAGTGAGACTGGCGGGGTTGGGTCTATAGATGTGGTCGCTGGTGTCCCTGCCGCATCCTCGACAGTGGCAGGGAAGATCGAGACCGCCACAAATGCTGAGGCTGCGGCAGCTTCAAGCACATCCGTGGCTTTAGTTCCTGGTAACACTTACGGGACATTCACGGGGTCAACAGTCAGAGATGACCCCAAGCTCCCGGAAGCGTTTCAGGATCTTGAGACTGCGGTGGAGACCAAGGCTCCGCGCCTCATGGATACCATTATTCTGACCGCACCATCCGGCGTTCACACCACAACCGATGACAGTGCGACGCTGATCCATGCCGACGATTCAAGCGCCACCTCTGCAAAAGTTGGTATGATGCTCTACAACGTCACAGATACATCAAGCTGCACGGTTACAGCCTCGACAGCCACCGGAGCAACCTGCACTCTTGCAGGTGGGACCGACAACAACTGGGACATCAACGACGTCTATCAGTTCGGGCCTGGACCTGCTCAGTCCGGTTCGGTTTTCCATGCTTCCGTTGCCGGCACGATTCGGCATCCTGCAACTGCGAACTATTTTGCGTGTTACCGGACTGATGCTGCTGCCGTGTTGACCGTTGATATGGTGTCTGACGCGATGCAATTCAACGGTGATGTGGGCGGGTCATACTCGGCGGGTATTGGGGCCGGGGACTGCATAGATTCACCAGCGACGGCAGGGAGTTATATGTGCCTTCACAACCGATCCTCCACGGTAGCAGATGGACTCAATTATAGAAACCAATGGGAGGACGGCGGGGCCAGCTAAGGAGACGGTTGGGTGGGTGCGTTGATATTTTGTTGGAGCGGAGAAGGATTGATGGGGAGAATACTGCTTACGATAGCTATCACCATCATTCTTGCGTCCTATTCCTTCGCGGCAGACATCCCGTTGGAGTGGGACGCCTCAGCCGGAGCGACCGGCTACAAGCTCCAGATCTCAACGACTAGGGGCCGGTCATGGGGAGAGATTCGGGACACGGGGAGCGCCAAGACCGAGTACGTTTGGCGTGGCGCTCCCGATAAGGGGCTCTTGATGTTTCGGATCATGAGCTATAACGCCCATGGCAAGGCGTGGAATACCACCCATGGGGTTTGGGTTAAACCCCAACGAAAATAATATGCACCATGCACCATGCTACAGCCATAACAACGAAAAAAAGAAAAGGAGAACCACGAAATGGAAAGAATTGACAAAAGAATTACCCAAAGCACCACCATCACCAAAAGCAGCAAAAAGGAAACCCTCGGCAAGGTCCTCACTCTCTTCCTGGGGATTATTTGTTTTCTCGGGATCACAATCGCGGAGGCGGCTCGCTACGAAGTCCTCACCGTAAACAAGCTCGAGATTACCCGCGGCGGGAAAATTGTATCCATGGACAGTCTCGACGTGGACACTACAGGTGACATGATCTTTACGGTGACAGCCAGTGCTGCCGGCGAGGACATGATTTTCGATCTCAACGGAAACCAAAACGCTTCCATTCTCATTTCAAGCGAAGGGTCAGGGGCCGATTCCGTAAAGGTGGAGACGCTAACCAATGGCGGCGACATCATCGTAAGCTCCGTGGACAACATTCAGATCACCAGCACTACGGCATCTGGGTTGATCGACATTGATGGCACGGCCGGGCTGGTTTACTCCATTGCAGAGGATGACACCACGGCCGACAACATCGATATCGGGTCTGCAAAGGATGACGTTGACATTGAAGGAGAGGACATTACCCTCGATACAGCCGATGATGGCAATGCAACGGTAGCCGATGACTGGACCTTTACCATGGAATCAGCCGGAGGCATTTTTGCTGTTACCGGTACGTCCGGTTTTACCATCAATATCGGCACCGACGACACCACGGCGGACACCATTAATATAGGCTCGGCAAAGGATGCCACCACCATCTACGGTAATGACCTGATCTTGGACTCAGCGGACGACCTGGAATTCAACGTAGCCGATGATTACACTGTCCGAATGGAGACCGCAGGCGGTATCGCTTCGTTCGACGGGACCCTTGGGGCAGTTTATAGCATAGGAACGGACAATTCGGTTGCTGACGATATAGACATAGGTTCGGCCCTGGATGATGTGGATATCGAAGGCGAGGACATTACCCTCGATACAGCCGATGATATGGACTTCGCGGTTGCCGACGATCTTACGGTATCCATGGAGAGCGCAGGGGGCATCTTTGCTGTAAACGGAACCTTGGGAGCCACTTACAACATCGGAACGGACAATTCGGTAAAGGACACCATCACCATCGGTTCAGCTCTTGATGATGTGATTATAGCTGGTACACCCGGCGTAGAAGCTGGAGCCGGTGCCGGTGTCGTGGCTGCGGAAAGATGTGTTGGGGCGATATGCCAAACCGTCTTCACGTTGACCAATGCAACCATTGCAATCACCGATCCGGGCGGGGCCGCTGCTTACGGCGGGCTGAAAATCTACGACTTCCCCGAGGGCAGATTGCTCGCCATGGGTGTCGTGGCCGACCTCACTCTGACCGAGGCGTCAGGAACGATAGACGCTGCTTTTGACGGCGATATCTCGCTCGGCACTACGGCAGCAGAGGCTACCCCTACCCTGCATAATCCGACCACGGAAGACGACTGGGTCCCCACGGTGGCAACCACTCAGGCGGTAGCAAGTGTTGCTGCCGCTGATTTCCAAAGCACCGTCACCGAGCAGGTTTATCACGACGGTCACACAACGGCCATCGATCTGTATCTAAACGTGGAAGTGGATGATGCCGACATCACGACCGGTGCGGCAGACTCTTTGACCGCCAATGGGACCATCACGGTTACTTGGATAAATTTAGGGGATAATTAAGCAAAGGTTGGCCTTGCGCTGATTGCGTACTGATAATACAATGATCGCGCGGTCTAGGGAGAGATCCCCGAAGAGCCCATACTCCCGCATGGGCCTGGCCGCGCGATCTACTTTTTTTCATATCTTCACTTCCATCCACGGGAGCCGTGGCAACACGTCGGTGGCGACTATCGGCGCTGTCTAGGCTCCAAATAATCATCAACCATCACATTACAATCAGCACCATCATTCACATCAACCACCACACACCTCAACGCATTGCCTTGAGCGGAACACCGTGGAGGAAGTGGCTTAGATCCATCCCTTCTCGGCTCCGCCAGGCACAACCAGAGAATACCTCGAAGGGAGGGAGTGGGACAGGCTCGCGGTTCCGGGCTCGCCATGTTGGTTGTGGATCATCCACGCCACGGTGAACACCCTTAGCGCGCGGCCTTGCTCCCCGCCCCACCCTTCAAGGCTCTCAAAAGGAGAAAGTATGTCCGGCTTGAACGACGTAGTGAAACAGGCACAGCAGCAAATCGATGCCATTGAACACGCTTTGGGAATACCGCAGCAGACGCCCGGCGAGGGATCGCCCCCGGGCCAGGCGAACACGGCTCCCATGGGCGCTCAAGGCGGAGAAGGCGGCGGTGCCACGGCGCCACAACCAGCGCAACCCGGTCAGCAAGGGCAGCAGCAGCCAGGCCAGCCCGCACAGCAGCCCCAACAGCAACAGTCCCTTCCCTTCCAGGCTCAGCAGGATCAGCCTCAACCGGGTCAGCTTGCTCCGCAGCAGCAGACACAGCAGCAGATCACGACTGAAGACCGGAAATGGGAAAGCATGTACCGCACGGCAGAGCAGAAGTTCCAGGTCCTCCAGGGAAAGTACAACGCAGAGGTCCCGCGGCTGCAACACCAGCTCCGCGAGACCGAGCAGAGGGCTTCCACCTTCGAGGCCAAGGCTTCTACACTCGAGCAGCGTATGGTGCAGCTTGAACAGGCGATGCAGGCAGGGCAAGGCGGAGCAGTGCAGGCCAGCCAGACAGGGCAAGGAAGTCAGGGCCAGCAGGGACAATTCAACCAGCAAGGCCAGCAAGGCAAGGCAGGGCAGGCAACACAGCAAGGCGCATCCGGTGCAAACGGGGGATTCCCGATAGACCTATCCGGAGTGGACTTCGAAACTCTCGCGGCCACTTACCCGGATGATCTCGCCCCCATGATCAGGATCATGCCGCAGATGGTTCAGCACATGCAGTCCCAGGAAGGTGTCATAGCGAACCTGCAACAGCAACTCGCGGCGACAACCGAGGGAATGCGAAAGGTTGTGACCAATGTGGAGCAGGTCAACGCCGAGCGTGCCGGCAATGCCCAGCGAGCTTTTCATGCCGAGCTTGGAAGGATTTGTCCCGAATGGCAGCAGATCGACAACATGCCCGATTTTCACAACTGGCTGGATCAACGGAAACCCATGTCGGTCAGAACATACCGGCAGGATGCCGAAGAGGCATGGGGGGCTGGTGACGCCGTGGCCGTCGCGGAGTGCTACAACGCCTTCAGGTCGGACTTTTTATCAAACCAGGGGCAGCGGCAGAATGGGCAGCAGCAAGGAAATGTGCAGAATCCTGGAAGCCAGCAGCCCCACAACAATCAACAGCCGCCCGATGGATCATGGCAGCAAGGGCAGGGTCAGCAGCAGGGCCAGCAGAACCAGCAGCAGGTCCAGCAAGGTCAACAAGGAAACAGTGGTCAGCAGCAGCAGATCGTGCAGCAGGGTCAGCAAGGGAATCCTCAGTCTCAACAGCAGACATTCATGCAGTTCGATGAATTTGGGCAGCCCATCTACATAGGGCCCCAGGTCAACCAGCAGGTCCAGCAGGGACAGCAGTTCCAGCAAGGGAATCACGGGCAGCAGCAAGGCCAAAATTATCAGCAGGGTCAGCCCCATAACCCCCTGGAGTACATGGTTGAACCGTCGCCAATGGCCGGGAACCCCCCGCAGGCCCCTCCCGTGAAATGGGAGTACACAATTCAGGAAATTAATGACCACAGCACCAAGATGACCAAGAATCCAGCATTGCTGAGAGATCCAACCTGGGCGGCCATCAAAAGAGACATGGACATCGCCGTCCTCGAAGGAAGGGTTAAAGGGCAACTCCCGGACATGCGCTTGCAGTCGGGAGAAGCTCGGTTCGTGCAGGGGGTGTAGATTCAGTTTCACCACACTCACCTTCAAGGCCAACCTAATTCATAAACCCGAGAGGATGAGCCGCTGTCCTTCCATATAATCCAAGCGCGCCAGCATGCAAAGCATTCCCGCAGAGCATGCATGGCACGCTTCGCATTTCCCAAGAAGGAGATATTCTCATGGCTTTCATTCCCGCAGCGGGACATCCCAATTACCAGGGGACTTTCATCCCCTACCTGTTCAGTCAAAAAGTGCTGGTCAGACTGTATGATGCACTTTGTCTTCCCTTTATCTCGAACACAGATTATCAAGGCGAGATCACCGGCTTTGGCAGCCAGGTCATCATCAGGAAAGACCCCGACATCAACATCTTCGACACCGTGCCCGGCGCCGAGCTCCCCGTTCAGAAGCCGGATACCGACACGGAAACCCTGACCATCGACCGGGCCAAGGGCTGGAACTTCTTGGTCCACGATTTCGACAAGGCCCAGAGCGACATCAACATCATCGACCGCTGGTCGGTGGTGGCGGTCGAAAACAAGAAGCGGGCGATTGAAACTCAGGTGTTCGGTGCCATGTATGCCGACATCCACGCGGACAACCAGGGCACGACGGCCGGCGTAAAGAGTGGAGCGTTCAACCTGGGTACCAGCGGGGCGCCCATCGCCATCGACAAGACCAACATCCTGGACCACATCATCCACATGGGAACGGTCCTCGATGAGCAGAACATCCCGGATGACGGCGGGTGGTGGGTCCTTCTTCCGCCCATTTTCGAGAACATGCTGAAGCGATCGGACATAAAGGACGCTTCCCTTACCGGCGACTCCATGTCCACCCTCCGAAACGGCGGCCGCGTGGGCAAGATAGATCGCTTTTCTCTTTTCAAAACCAACAACGTCCCCTACGTCGCGGACGGCTCCGGTGTCACGGCCTACTACATCATGGCCGGCCACAAGATGGGACTCACCTTCGCCATGCAGGTGGAGAAGTCAGAGGCCATCCCCAGCCCCACCACATTCGGCAAGCTCATGCGCGGTTACGCCGTGTACGGCTTCGAGGTGGTGCGGCCCGAGGCCATTTCGCTCCTGTACGCCAATGCGGTGTTGACGTAGGAGATCGCAGGATCGAGAACAGTATGCCTTGAAGGAGAGGAGGCAGCAACCCGTGCCCCTCCCATTCAAGGCATACTTCATTTTTCATCATTTTCACCATCCTACCATCCAACTACCTTTAAGGAGGTATATCAATCATGTCCAATTACGATGTAAGAGCAACCGCCTTGAATGGGCTTGGAGGCACTTCCTTTAGTGTCCCGGCCTACGGCAATTCCTTGCGCTCGGTGGCGTACAAGAGATTCAGCTTTGCGGACCTCGTTACGGCCCCGGTGCAAAATGATGTTGTCGTTTTCATGACCATCCAGGCCAAGAGCCGGGTTCATAGCGCAAACCTCGTCGTGGTGACCCCGGAAGGAGAAGCGTCCACCATTCACATTGGAGACTATTCCGACCTCGTGGGCTCAGCCGTAGATGCTGATGGCTGGCTGAAAGCCGTCTCCATCAATGGCGTGGCCGGAACTGGTGGTGGTACGGGCGGAAATACGGAAGCCTACGGAGCGGCAGGCGGGAAGTTTTATGCCGCCGAAGCCTATATGGCCATCACCTGTCCCGACAACCTCACGTACAATACGGCAGTCGTGGATATCTGGATTGACATCACCAAGTATTACGACGAGGAAGGCGATTAAGATTCAGCATTTCAGGACATGACGAAGCATTGGCCTGGAAGGGGAGATGGCAGGCCCCACCTAAACGTGGCCACTTTTCTTCCAGGCATTCATCACATTCACCGTCATCACTACCATTTCTACCACCCCACATCGAAGCGTAAAATGCGGGAGAAAGGCAGGACAGCACAACCATGAAGTCGAAACCCATGAAGCCGAAGCCGAGAAACAAGCCACTCTTTTTGCAGCAAAAAACCACCGGGAGAGTTTTCCCGTACACCGCGGAGCTCGAACAATACCGAACCGACATGGTTCCGTTTTGGGGAACCCAGGAAGAGGCGAATGCAGCAAATGAGCGGATCCGGCTGGACAGGGCCAGGAAGAGAAATGCCGCGGCCGTCGGGGTTGGGCTCACTCAGCCGGTCACTCAGTCCGCAGATCCTGCCCCGCCTGTTGAAATGTCTCCCCCCTTCGCGGACCTCTTGCCGGCCGGGGCACTCGGGCCTCCCGAGGCAATACCTCCTTTATCCTCGAAGGGCGGGCTCCTTTCTTCCGGGGTCATCGTGGAGACTGATGAACAATCACCTCCAGTGATGCTTGCCAAGGGTGATTTTCTTTTGGAGCAACAGGCACTGGATGATGTAGATTTCGCGGAGCAAGTCACCTCTTCCAAACGAGGCATGGAATACCTGAAAACCATCGAAGGCGATATGTCAAAGCTCCGCGAGTACGGCCGGGAGAATTTCAACGTGAAGTTTCCCCCGAGCACGACCATGGATGTGATTTTCAAGGAGCTTGTTCTTATGGAGGCCGCAGGTCCCATGGAAACCATCGAGCTTGACGGCCCCGTTGACCCGCAGGAATAAAGAGCATCTCAATTTAGTATTCCCTCCACCCTTCAAAGGAGCATTGCCGTGGCGCTGACCGCATACGATTTCATATCCCAGGAGTCCAGGATTGTTGACGAGCTTCAGGAAGAGACAGATCGAGTTCGTTATACCCAACCTATGCTCTTGCGGTATCTGAATGAATCCCAGCGCTTCATAGTATCTCTGCGCCCCGACGCCACGGCAACACCCAAGAGCATGCAATGTGCCCCCGGAACCAAGCAGGTCATCCCCACTGGGGACGTTCGACTCATCGAAGTGATCAGGAACATGGGGAGCGACGGCTTGACACCAGGACGTCCCATCATAAAGACCGACAAGGCGACGCTCGACAGGTACAGCTACGCTTTGAGCTGGCACACCGAGGCCGCTTCTACCGTGATTCGGGAGTATGTCTTTGACGAAAGGTTTCCAAGGCATTTTTATGTGACGCCTCCGGTTCACGCCGCGACCCCCGCCTATGCCGAGATCGTAGTTGCCGCGGCCCCGGTTGATTGCACTGGAGAGACGAGCGAGATCGGGATTCCGGATATTTACCAGACCGCGCTGAACGAAGCCATTCTTTGGATGGCATTCTCCATGGATATAGACAGCGCCGCGAATCAGGCAAGGGCGGCGTTTCATTTGCAGCATCTGTATCAGGTGCTTGGTGTCAAGATGCAGGCTGATAGCTGGGCGAATCCTCGAGTGCGGAGGCCGGCGGCGTAGGACCAGTGGTGTGGGGCTAGTGGTGTAGAGAAAGGCCAGCGGTGTGATGACGGGAATGAAAACAGAGATAGGTGCAATGATGACGATGAAAATGAAAAGCTCAACTCCAAGAATCCTTTCCTTTGTTCTGGTGGCCGCATTTCTGTTGCCTTCTTTCTGTCTTGCTCAGACATCCACGACGGCCGGCCCTGGCAGGATAACTCCGAACACCACCATTGTTCGAACGTTAGGTGAGCTGACTGCGGCAACCACGGATGCCAACTACGGAATATTGACTGGGAAGAGTTTCACTCTTACCGACAGCATGGAGATCCCCGTAACGAAGGTTTTCTCGCAAGCCCCCGGTGCTGTCATAGATACGAATGGGCTCTTGCTCACCATCCATAACGACGGAGAACATCCACCGAACCAGCAGCGATTCGCTACAGGGAGTGAAGTTTCCTTTCCTGATGGCTCCACCGTGTACTCGGGATGGTTTGTTTCCTTGGTGGAAGCCGTGGATGCGCTGGGGCTTTCGCCGAATGTGAAGTTGGTGCAGAGCGAAGCTGAGACGCTTGGTGGTCCGGTGGTTATCCCTTCTGGGATGACGTTCACTGTTCTTCCCGGCGCAATACTCACCACATCGGCAGCAAATACTCTCACCTTCGCGGCGGGCTCCGTAATTGAAGACAATGGCGGGCAGATGTTCAGCAGCCTGCCCGGCGAAGTTTTGATGCCATCTGCCTTGGAAGTTCGCCCTGAGTGGTGGGGAGCTATAGTAACATACGACACTACGACCTATACCTATGCGGCCGCTAACCAAAACGCCATTTTTTGTGCGTACAAGGCACTGTCAAATACTACAGGAGCTTATTTCATAGGTGCATCGAAGGTCAAGTTCAAGGCCGGAAATTATGTGGTTGATGATGGATTCGATTTGACCGACGCCAGCTTGAGCGGAGGGTACAGGACCATAATCTTTGAAGGCGAGGCGTGGAGGACTACATACATCACGCTGTATAATGATTCGGCTACATACCTTTTCAAGGACGACGATACCGGTAACCTTGGCCGAAGTTACGAGTTCAGGAACTTCCAATTCAAGAACACCATTGCATATTCTGCCGGGGTATCTTGGCATCCGGCGACAGCCATTCAGTTGAAGCATTGCATCAACAGCAAGTTTGAGAATCTGTATTTCAGGGAATTCACCGAAGGTATGAATCTTGACGCGAATGTTGTTGCTCCCAACGTTTACAGTTCAATCTTCAATCAGGTTATCAACTGCAAGGCCGTGTACTGTAAGCGTGGATTCACGCTCGGAAACAATAGTAACAACTGGGTCATTTCAGACTCTGGCGCCTATGGCTGTTACTACACGGCTACTCCACTCGATGGATGGGGATGGTCGCTCTACAAGTCAAAGGGTGTGAGTTTTCTTGGGGCCAATGTCGAAGCGGGCGGAGCTTCCCCAGGATTCATCATCACGGCATCATCCGGAGTGACAATCAGCGGCGGAGACATCGAGACGTTCAGTGGTGCTCGTTCCATCTTGGTCAGAGGTGATCCTGATGGTGACTTGGCTGATATCCGGGACTGGTCTACCGGGATAGTGATCTCTGGTGTAAAGTTTTGGAATGCCCTGGGGGTTGAGGTTCGCGATGGAGTAAAAGGACTAACTCTCACAGGAAATGCGTGGACCAATAGTTACCCGGCGTCAGGACTCGCCCCGAATCCGGACTACTCTTTCCGCGTATTAAGTACCAGTAGCCCTAAATACATTCAAGGAATAGAGTACGACGACTCAAACGCATGGCATCTAGGGATAGCTCCCACGGCTCATTTGACGGTGGGCATGAATCACGCTGTCCGCTACAACGGTCAGTCCTGGAAGTCGGCGGCCAACGCGCCCAACACGGCTTATGGTACGTGGAAGCAGGGAACTAGGGTGATGTGGACCGTCAATCCTGCGTTTTACTGGACCGTGAAAGAGTCTGGGACGCTCGGAACACTCAATACGAGCTTAACTACGGCTACCGGAACAAATGGAGCCACATCGCTGGTACTCAGTTCGGCTACGGACGCATTTCCAGGCATGGTCGTGGATCTCACGATGGACGATGCCTCGACGCATACGGCTACCATTGGGACGTGCAACTATGACACGCTGGCTTGTTCGGTGTACCCGGCCCTTGATGCCAATATCACTGCGGGAGCAGTCGCCTATCATGCTCCCGTTTTCGTGCTCGAGGGCGAGGACAACACTTCTCAGTCCTTGGCCTATGCAACGCCTCGGTCGATTGATCTTTCTCTCGGCGGTGTGGTCCAGGTAGGAGAATTGACTGGGGACATAGAACTATCCAACCCAACGAACGGGCTAGTGGGAACCAGGTTTATTGTAGTTCTGTATGCTGATGCGACTCCGCGCAGCATCACCTACGGAACGGCATATAGGGCCGGGGCTCCGTCGAGTATTGCGGCGAGTCAGTATCTCGCCCTTGAATTCATGCAAGCGGCAACGGGGGCCGGTGGGATTCGATTCATGGGTGTTCCGCTGGTTTCTAACCTTACGGACTTCGACAATCAAACCGCTTGGCGAGTGTTCTATTCCAACGGTAGCGGAGACACGACGGAATTGGCTCTTGGTGCTGACGGGACATATCTCCGTAGCAACGGGGCCGCCGCCGCTCCTACGTTTGATGTCCCGGCGTGGTTGACCGCAGCAAGCGTGAATGACGTCAACACAGGAACCAGCACGACGACAGCCGTAACCCCCGACGCCCTGGCTGGCAGCAACATCGGGACGCGCATGGTTCACCTTCTCGTGACCGCCGACGATGCCGCACTGGTCATTGCCGATACGAGCGGGATGTTCCGAGTTCCTGCCGAGATGAACGGGATGGTTCTGGTGTCCGCTGCGGTTCAAGTCGGGACGGTCTCCAGCGCGAACAACCCGACTTTCAAGGTTGAGAAATTCAGACTTTCAGCGGCAGCCACAAGAGATGCAGCGGTACAAATGCTTTCCACCAATCTTACCATTGACGCTACGGAATACGACAGCAAGGATGCCACCACGCCCGCTGTGATCTCTGCCGTGGCCGGGGCCGCAACCGTTGCGACCGGAGACACGATCACGGCGTCATGCGTAACCGAAGCGGGGACCGGGACAGAAGGTGGAGCCGTGACGTTGGGATTCAGGTTGCCGTAAGGGAGAAGATAATGATCATGTTTCTGAGAATAGCATTTTGGATATTGCTTCTCGCCTTGCCGGTTCATGCCGCCGACGTTGTGGGCGAATTCGCCGAGACCGAGAATCTTGGCGGCGGACTCCGCAAGATGACGATCCACTCTGCGCCCATAGCCTACGAGGAAGCCGGGAAGTGGAATCGGATCGAGACGAATTGGAAAGACTCGGGCGACGGTGCAAGACCACATGCCGTAACGAAGTCGAAGCTCATGACGACCATCGCCGACGACGGAATGAGGCGGATTCATCCTACGAGGGATCTGAATAAGTACATAGAAATCGGATGTCCCTACGTCAAGCCTGCTGCCAATTGGGTGAAAGTCCCGTGGTCGGGGGCGCAACGAAGCGGGAACCGGATGACCTGGACCAGGCCCGAAGCGGACATGAGTATTACCCATGCCGGACACTATCTGAAACTGGACATTGAGCTCAAGGGAGGCTACGTGCCCCCAACTGGGAAGTTCGCCTTCCCAGTTGGTATTCAGGGATTGACTCGTTCAGGTAACCAGATCCTCGACGGCGAGAAAGTCGTGATGGTGCTACGAAGGCCCGTGGCCTATGACGCCGCCAATCCGGTAGACGTGAGGGAGATCCAGTCGCAGTTTGTGAGTGTTGATGGTCAGAGTTACATCTTGTTTCTCTTGCCGGATCTTGCGGGGATGTCGAGGCCGGTGGTTGATCCTACCTTCACCTTACAGCCCGACAATTCCACATTGCATGAAGCGATGTTCCGCGATTCCGATGTTTCTAGCAACTACCAAGGAGGCATTCAGGCCGGAGAGATTAATGCCGGATCTGGAGCCGCTAGAAGTGCAATAAAACTTGATCTTTCTGGTGTTCCTAAAAGCATTAAGATAGTGTCATCGTCATTGAAACTTACGGTTTCGGGTGACTATTCTAGCAATGCCCGGACATTGAGGTTGTTTCGCCTAAAAAGAGTAGTCGTATTTAATCAGGTGACATGGACCGTATATTCCACTGCAAATAACTGGCAAACAGCAGGTGGTTTCGGTGCTAACGATTGTGAGCAAACAGACATTGGAACTGCGTCAGTGACGGCGACTCAGGCTGTCGGCAGCGTAGTCATTATCAATATCACTCCGAATACTACGGGCGGCATGGATTTAGGAAACGGGTGGCTATTGAAGATGGATACAGAGACGGATGATCAATACATTTTCTATGCTTCGGGTGATGCCACGCCCACGAATCGCCCCAAGCTGGAGATCACATACCGGCTACTCAATGCGGTCATTATGTTTTAAGAAAGGATATTCCATGCCAATTCTTTCATATTCATGGCCGGTGACTCACTGGATGTTACCGGCAGACTGCACCGAGCTTGAGATGGATTCTCCTGGGATCATCTGCTCTCGCATCGCTCATGCCACGCCCGAGCAGAAGCAGCACTTTCGCGACAAAGGAAAGATCATCCTGCACACAGTCCCAGAAGTATCGACCCTCCTGGCTACTGACGGCGCACTCCTGGCAGCTATGATCGAGGCCACGGAGGGGCATCCCGTGGACGGTCTGAGCCTGGATGAATTCTGCCTTGGAAAGTATACTCCTGTTCAACGAACGGCCATCAAGACCGCAATCACGGCCTACCGGGAGAGATATCCTCACATGCTGCTCCACGCCTGGGCGGGATATTGCCTGCATGACTTCACGGATGCGCCGACGGTGAAATTGCTTTACAACCTGTTCGATTGGGTGAGCCCTGAACTCTACATTAAGGAGGGCGATCCAATCACCATGCAGGTATTTTTGCGGCGATACAGAACACAGGTGGACTTGTCGCGCACTATGGTCGGGCTTGCAGTCCACAAAGATTACAGGATTACCGAGACCGGCTGGCTGCCGCACTTGGCCGCTCAGATCAGGCGAGTGACGGCTCTCGGGTGCGCGGGTGTGGCTATGTGGGCGCCAGTGCATTTGCGGGATAGCGGAGAGCGAAAAGCGGTGGATGTTTTGTTGTCTGGCGCAGTGGATAAATAGAAATAGAGGAAGAGAGGGGAAGCACCTACTATGGCATACAACGATTTCCGAGCATACTTTACAAGTTCCGGTGTCCCCCTAGAGGGACTGTCTCCAACAATCACCCTGCGAGATATCTCCGACGGCTCCGTGGTCGTGAATGCGGCGGCAATGACCGAGAAGGGATCGGGGTGGTACGTCTACACCTATGCCGGATACGACCTCTCCAAGGAATACGTCGGCTATTGCTACGCCGGCACGGATGCGGCAGATGAAGCATACAAGCCAATCGGCACCGGGGACGTAGCTCTCGCGGCTCAAACTCTACTGACGACAGCCGTGAGTGTGAGTGCGACAGCCGGGACAGTTGCCGCCAAGCTCAACCTTGCGGCGACCGGAGGAAACCTCTCCGGGTCCGGCGCTATCTCCTGGCCGTACACCATCACGAACTCTGTTTCCGGGGCTCCCATCGCAGACGTGGATGTATGGATTTCAACGGACGAGGCCGGGAACAACGTAGTCGCATCCGGAAGAACCGACCAAACCGGGACAATTACATTCAACCTGGACGCGGGAACGGTCTATGTGTGGCGGCAGAAGAGCGGGTACAACTTCGCTCCGAATCCCGATACCGAGGTTGTTTCTTAGAATGGGAGGATGTGAACCAGTGCAGATGGAGGATAGTATATAAATGGGCGGAACAGGGTCGGGAACATCAGTAACTCCGATAGGGTCGGTATCCTTCGATCTCTTCCTTCCGGAAGTCTTGCCGCACGTCCCTGGGTGTCCGGTGGTTATAGCTCTAAATGCCATAAGGAACGCATGTCGTGAGTTTTGCCGCATGTCAACGATATGGCGTGACTGGCTCGGCCCCCTCACCTCGGTCGTGGATCAGCCGACGTACACGCTTCTCGTGGATGCCGGAACGGAGGTCGTGGTTCCAACGAAGGTAAGGTATGACGGGAACGACATAGATGCCGCGGCTAGAGAGGTCCTCGATCATCTCCTTCCGAACTGGGAATCAGCGGAGAGCGGGACACCCACGCAATACCTTGTCGAGACTCAAGGAACCATCAGGCTTTATGTTCCTCCCGACGAAGCGACGGCAGACATTATCGAGGTTGAGGCCGCACTCAAGCCGTCGGCTGTTGCCACGGCGGTTGGAGACGTCGTTTACAATGACTGGCTAGAAACCATCGCAGCAGGAGCCATCTCACGCCTCATGAAAATCCCAAAGGCAGACTGGAGCGACATCAAGCTTGCCGTGTACTACGAAACGATCTTTCAAGACGGGGTAGCCATGGCGAGACATACCGTCGATGTGGGCCATGTCAAGCGATCCAGGCAGGCCAAGATGATGCGGTGGTAACGAAAACCATGATCCATCATTTTTAATTTCACCATCAACACCATCACCACAACCACTACTGCCCCTCCCTTCAAAGCAAAGGACAACATTCAATGCCAAAGACACGATTCAAAAACTTTGCGGTATCCACCCTTCTGAACGCCATAACGAGATCGGCGGCAAGCCTTCAATGCCAGTCCGGAGACGCAAGTAAGTTCTATGCCATAGGCTCGGGCGAAATCATGTGGATCACCCTGGAAGACGAGGATGGCAACAGGGAGATCATGAAATGCACCGCAAGGACGAGCAACACCTTTACGGTTTCCAGGGGCCAGCAGGGCACGGAAGCCAGGGCATGGGCGGCCGGCGTATTGATCGAAGGCAGGCTCACGGCTTCCGACCTCGACACGATCCTGCAGGGCCTTGAAGTGGAAACGAAGTCCTGGACGCCTGGAGCCATTGCAAGCGGTGCCGAGCTCGGAGTTGATATTGCAGTAGCAGAGGCCGAGCTTGGTGATTTCGTGATCGCATCGGCAAGCGTCGATCTTCAGGGCATGAAGCCGAGCTACTACATAGAATCGGCCAACACCGCTCATTACATTCTGCGGAACGACACCGGGGCGCCCATTACCCTTGGGACATTCACCATCTATGTTCGGGTGATCAAGAAGTAGCTCGAGGCAAGAGGTAGTTCAGCGCAATAAATCCTTGATCGATCAATTCTTGACTGGATCAATTCTTGACTGGATCAATCCTTGGAAGGAAGGAGCACCCACCTTCATGGCAACTCTCGTGTTCAAGGGATTCTCGGGCGAGGTCCCGCGCCTCTCCCCGAAAGACCTTGCCAACAATCAGGCGACCTATGCGAAGAACTGCAAGCTTTACTCCGGGAAGATCATGCCGCTCCGGAACTATGTCGATATCCTGAACCTTGGCACCCTTGCTTCTCCACCGCTCTCCATTTACAAATTCGGCTCCGCTCCGTACTGGCTCTATTGGACTTCCGATGTGAACGTGGTGAAGAGCCCGTTAGCCGACGTGGACGATAGAACCTACGTCACCGGGATGGACGTTCCCCGCATTTTCGATTCCACCATGATCACGGGGCACACCGCGGCATCAACAAGCCTCACATCCTACCGGCTTGGAGTCCCGCGCCCGGACAAGGCCCCCATCGTCGAGCGGGAAATGCTCTACAAGATAGACAAGAATTCCGTTAAGGGCGGGATCGGCATGTCGGCTGTCGGATATCACGCCATATGCCTTGGAGGAGAGCCCGAGAAAATAGAGCGCGTTACCGATGAGCAACAATCCATCGCCTACGTCTATACCAACGTCAACAGTTGGGGCGAGGAAGGGGCGGAATCCCCTCCTTCGAGGATAATCGATCATTGGGCCGGTACAGACAGAAAAGAAAGCCTGAATGCCACAACGGGGCTATGGGCGGCCACTGCCAGCGGGACTGATGAGTGGCGGTTTGTCGGGTCCCTCGACCTCATTCCGTCATCTGTTTCCGTGAAGGGGGCGGCTTATCTTCGGAATGGAGTCGCCGGCGAGCTTCGTGTTGGCGAGTGGGCATGGACCGGGACTTCCATCATTATCCGCCTGGCTGAGTCCGACCCGGATCCCAACAACCTGGAAGACGACGATATCGAAGCTGGATGGCAGCGGTATGTTGATGTTTCGGGGTTCGTTGACACCTACGAGAACGACGCCGAGGAATCCGTTGCGCTGAGCGCAGAGCATCACATAACGAAGCGAAGGATCTATCGGGTAAACACGGGGTCGTCGGCAGCGGTCTATCAGTTTGTTGATGAAATCGACGTCGCTGACACCACATACAGGGACGTGATCTTGTCGGCCGACCTCGGGGAGGTCCTTGCCACGTCCACTTACCTTCCTCCGCCCGAAGACTTGATAGGCATCATCCCCCTTCCAGGAGGAGGCATGGCCGGATTCAGGCAGGGAGAAAACTCGAACGAGCTGTGCCTGTGCGTGCCGTACAAGTGCTACGCTTGGCCGTCCGGATACCGGGAGACGGTCAATTCATCCATTGTTGCAATCGGGTCATCGGGAAACACCATCGTGATCGGAACCGACAAGGAGACCCTGCTCTACACCGGTCTCGATCCGGCATCCATGGCCTTTGACGACAACTCCATTCAGAAGCCGTGCCTTTCGAAGCGCGGGATGGTGACAACGGAAAGCGGGGTGTTCTTCCCTACGGTTGACGGGGTTCTGGTAGTGGGGCCCGGGGGAGCAAGGGTTGCAACGAATGATATTTTCAGGGAGCGCGAGTGGCGCATGATGCAGCCAGAGACCATGCTTTCGTTCTTTTTGAATCAGAACTATGTGGCATACCATGATTATGATTTCGATCTGAATTTCATGGCCGACCAGGAAGCCAGGAGAGCGGATAATATTGAGGTCTATTTCGGTGAAGGAGAGATCTCCGGATCGATTGGAAGCCACGGGATAGGGATGCGTGCCATCGGGTCGAGCCTGATAAAATCCGTGTATATTGACATGATACAGAGCGGGACCGGCGGGCTTGGCAGCGGAGACAGCGGAGACAGCGGGGAAGGTTTCCTTATTGGAGGTGGAATCTCTGAGGGAACGCTCATTCGTCTTGATCATTCCCTTGCAGGATACTTGAGCCATGAAGAAGGTCTCCTTTACGTGGTTCAGAAGATCTCGGGGAATTATGTGATCCGGAAGCTCGACGGCCACGAGACGCAAAACATGCTCTGCACTTGGACAAGTAAGGTTCATGAGTTTCCTGGGCTCGTAAACTTCGGGGCCGCGAAGGTGGTTGCAGACTATGGAGATCCGGTGCCGGCGGCGAAGCGGGCCGCTTATGATGCGTACCGGGATGCCGTCATTGCCGCGAATGAGGCGCTCATGGATAGTGATGAGGGGGTGGGCGGGTCCATAGACGCTTTTGATATGAATGACGTGGCCGTGAATGATGATAAGCTGAAAGATGTTCCGGTCGAGATGGCCGATGACCCGACGTTGCTTTTCAGGCTGTTTGTGGCAGATCGTGGCGGGAGCGTGCTCAAGCTCAAGTATCAGAAGATGGTTTCAGCGAACACGCCCTTCCGCCTTCCCGGAAAGTATCGGGGGAGGAAAGGGAAGATCAGTATTGTGAGCGATATCGACGTCGATGAAGTTCGTCTTGCTACCAGCATCGAGGAGCTTGTGCAGGTTGGAGGGTAGGAGTGGAGTGGAGTGGAGTGGAGTGATGAAGGGGAAGAACGATAAATCATGGCAAAAATCACCAAGATAAAATCAATCGGAAACATCCCGCTCAATATAGATCCCGATGTTCGCCGCATCCTCACAGCCTTGAAGGAGAGGGCCGAGATCCTGTTTGGAGACCGCGCCTCCGATTCCGGTGAAAAGTACCAGAGCTATGCCGAGTTTGTTGAATCGCTTGAATCCGTCAACCAGGCACTGTCTGGGAAAGCCGAAACCGATCACGGCCACGAAGAAACGTATTACACCAAGGAATCCACGGACAAGAGATTGTCCGAGATGAGGATCTTGGATTTAGAGGATGTTGAGTTTGAAACCGGGACCGAGAATGCCGGAAAGATCCTCTTCGTAAACAGGGAGAGCGGGGCCGTTGACGTGATCCCAGGGGTAATGATTGGCGAGGAAGGGAACGTGGAGCTCTCCGAGGGCGCCGTAGCTTTCGAGGACATTTCCGTGTCCGGCCTTTCCCTTTCCGGCCCGATAGCACCAGCGGTAGCGGCCGGGCTCGTTCCGGTGTTTGCGGCCGGGAGCTGCATAGGGGTCGGCTTCGACGGGGCCGGCGCGCTAGAGGAGCTTCACGGAGAAATCCTCCTTCCCGGAAGATATTTGGAAGGGTCGGATGTCATCCCGTTTGTTTCCTGGATGCCGGCGGTTGCCGGGGCCGGGGATGTTAAATGGCAGCTCGAGTATTCCTGGCAGAATGACGGAGAGGCTTTCGCGGCTCCAACGACTATCGATGTCGTTTCTTCATCATCCGGAACCGCATGGCAGCCAGAGCGGGCAGCATTCGCCGCCGTCTCCGGGAGCGGCATACTGGTCAGGTCCAAGATAGTTTTCAGGGTCTTCCGGGATTCTCTGGATGGCGACGACACTTACGGAAGCGATGCCGTGCTTCTCGATGTTGGATTCACGATCCAGGTTGACGGATTTGGGATGAAGACTGCGGATGCTAAATAAGGCTCAAGAGACCTGAATTTTATAGTTTCACCACAAAAGAAAGGATTCCCCTTCATGGCGACTACGATTCCGAATCTCCAAGCAGACTTCATGAATCGGTACACGAGTGAGGTTCCTCCAATGCCGGGGCTCATGGGCGGACTGACCGGGCAGGGTGGTGCGGCGGGTGGTGCGGCGGGTGGTGCGGCGGGTGGGGGTGGCGGAAGGACTGGCGGGATCGGGCTGGTGCAGAATCGGTCTGCTTCTCAGTGGAGCGGAGTGGGTACTGATGGTGGAGTTGGAGGTGGATCTGGAGGTGGAGTTGGCACTTCCGGAGGTGTGGCTTCTCAAAGTAGGGCGCAAATAGATCCCTTATCTTTTAGTGCCGGGGTTGGCGGAGGGCTTTCCGGGCCGGGTGCAACCGGTGATCTTGACGGGGACCTTGATGCCGGGATTCCGGGGCATCATAGCGCGGAAGATTATGGTGGGGTTATTGGCGACATTCATTCAGGGCTTCAGGGGGCGTTCGGGGCCTTATCCAACCTCGGAGGCTTTGGCGCATTATCCCAAGCCGCTTCATATTCGCAGCAAAAAGACTTTGATAAAACCAACGTCGATAAGCCGAGCACGATTGCCGCAATGGATCCAATGGGCTTCGGCGTGTTCGGAGGAACCCCTGTTTCGGGGATACTTGGAATGGTCGGGATGCTTGCCGATAAGATGGGATTTGGTTTCGATCCCGCGATTGCCGGCGAGGACCTCGGGGGGTACGGACTTGGCGAAGGATTTGGCGGGGCGGCCGGCGTTGCCGGTGTGAGCGGGTTTGGCGGTGGAGGGAGTTATGGAGAGGGATATGGCGGACTCAGCGGAGACATGGGTGGGTTCGGGGAAGGAAGCATAGGTGCTGGAAACAGCCAGGGGGCCGGTGACGAGGGTGATGGCGGATCTACTTGGTAAGAAAGCCTTCTGGTAACAATTCTTGACCGGACCGACTCATTATTTGAATAAAAAGGGAGAAAGCTCATGGCCTTTGACTGGGGTGGAGCAATAAGTGGCGCGGCAACCATAGGAAGCTCGGTTTTCAGCTATCTCAACGGCAAGAAGGCTATGGGAATGGCCGATGATATGTACGGGGCGTCGCAGGAGCTTACTGAGGCCCAGGCAGCCCTGATCATGCAAATGATGGAGCAGTCCGGGGAGCAATGGGATTACTGGAAGAAATTCGAGCTTCCCATTCAAAGGCAGCTCTCGAAAGACTATTTGAATACCTACCTTCCCATGCAAAAGCAAGTGGCCAGGGCATACATGCGCGACCAGCTTCCGCTGGAGCACAAGATCATGGTGCAGGCGCAGGAAGAGCCGAAGTATGACACACTCATGGGCCAGGCCGCGGCCGATGTTGCACAGGGCTTCGACAACACCCGGGAGCAATCCGGGCGCGCCCTTGGCCGGTATGGCATCAACCCGAATTCCGGGAGGTTTGCCGACGCGCAAAGACAGCAGGACCTCGCGCAATCAGCCATGACCGCCGGGGCGAGAACGACGGCTCGGGATAAGGCGGATGAGGTGAGTTGGGGGAGGCGCATCCAGGCAGCCGGGATCAAGCGCGGGCTGGCCTATCCCTCTCCAAGCGGTAACGTCGGGAACATGGCCATGAACACTCAAGGTCAGGCACTGGCCGGCGCCGGAAATGCCGCGAGCCAGTACGCGAGCCTCGGAAATACGGCGGCCGGATACGGAGCGCAGAGCATGTACGGGCTCGGGCAGGGATTGAATCAGCTCACGGGGAGCGGGAGCGGGTCGCTTCAGGGAATGTGGAATAACATTTCAGGGCTGTTCAAGGAATACGGCGGGCCGGTTCGGGAAGGAGAGCGGTATATTGTCGGTGAAGCCGGGCCGGAAGAGTTCGTTGCGCCCGCTGACGGGATGATCGTTCCAAATCCTGCGACCATGGAGCAGATGGGGCGGTGGAAGGGCGGGGGAGGGGGCGGCGGCGGAATAATGGATGGCGGCGGCGGCATGATGCCTGGAAGGGGCAGGGGCCTCATGAGTGCCGACGGTGAAGGATATGGCGAAGGCGGTTATGGCGCAGGGAACAGGCAAGCCCCTCCCCTTCAAGGCGGATTCCCGAAAAACGTGCCCTGCAGAACGGCTAATCGTGAAGATCCTCCCATGGACATGATGCAGGCTGGAGAGATTTCGGAATTGCTGAGAAAGCTGGTCGAGCTTTCCGGGGGGAAGTCCTTGATGGGGAATGGTGCTCCGCTTTCCGGGGAGATTGTTTTGCGGCAGGGGTAGGAATTGAATCGAGCAATGCTATTTCATTTTTACCCTAATTATTGAACTATGAAATAAAATGACCACTCACAATAACCGTGAATCGCAATAAGGAGAAAGTCCATGGCTGGATGGGGAGGCATCGTATCCGGTACGGCTCCAAGTTTGATGTATAAAGGCTACCAGGACGCACAAACGCAGGAGCTTGGCCAGCAGCGGGCGGGCCTCGTAAACCAGGGGCTGCAAAGCGAGATCGACCAGCAGAAGGCGAATGAACCGCTGGTTCAGGCCGAGCGTGGGCTCAAGATGGAAGGGCTCGAGGAGCAGAAGAACTACAACGCCTTCATGCGTGATTTCCTTCCCGTGGCAAAGCGGGCCGTGGCGACGCAGGACCCCCAAGTCGTGGCCGATATGCTGAGCTATGACGGGTATGTACCCGACGGCAGGAAGTACAAGGGCGGCGTCAAGGTTGATCCGAGAACTGGAGTGAAGGCGTTCACCCTTACCGATGATGCCGGGAATGCACAGGAGTTCGGCAGCATCAACGAAATGCTGGAGGTTCCCATGGCCCTGGCGAATCCCAAGAATTTCATGGGATGGATCGCGGAAAGCAGGCAGAGCAGGGCCAAGGAAGCTCAGTGGATGAAAGACAAGGCCTGGGACGTTCGGAAGATGGGGATTGAGCGGGCCAATGAGCTTGAGAAGTTGGATGTTGGGCATGGGTACAAGCTTGACGAGGCAACGCACCAGGGAAGCATCGATGTTCAGAAGGCCAGGCTTACCCCGACCCCCGAAGAGAAGAACACCATGATGTATGTCGAGTCCCTCGGGGTCGATCCCGTGCAGGCCAACATGATCATGCATTCGGTGAGCAGGGGAGACGATGCCGCATATCAGCGCGCGGTACTGGCGGCGGCCGGGAATATTTTCCAGAATTCTTTCGATACCGAGTCGGCACAGAAGAAGGTTGATGGGCTGAAGGCTTATGCCGACAAGCTCAGAAAGTCTTCTTTGTGGGGTGGCGGTGGCGGTGAAGGTGGGGCTGGGAGTGCCGGGCAGGGAGGCCAAGCAGTCCCTGGAGATCCTCAATCGGTTTATGACCAGATCAAAGCGAAGTACCCCAACAAATCCGAAGCAGAGATCAAGAAGGCGGCAGAGGCCATATCTCAGAAACTATCGCAGGGATCTCCCGGTGGCGGGGCACCAGGCGCACCCGGAAACGCATCACCCTCGAAGGGAGGAGGCCTATCCCCTTCAGGGCGAACCATGCAGGAGCTTGATGAAATGGAGCTTCCATCGACGGGGGATGGTAGTGCAGGCGCATCGCAACAAGCGCCATTCGTCCCCTTCAGAGCACCTTCCGTCCCGTCTCGTGTCACGCCGACCAACCAGCAAGAGGCATCTCTCGGAAGTCGCATCCTGTCAGCGATATCCCCAAACGAGGCATACGCAGCCGAGACAGCGCCGGGTGTTACCGGCAAAAGAGGCCTATCCACCAGGCCAACCACGGCCGCCCCTCTTGCCCGTCAAGGAGCCGGAGGAGCACGCGGCCTCATGATGGCAGACTATGCGCCCGAGGCCTGGGCTGGAATGCCGTTGAGCGAGCGAGTCAAGTATGTCATGGAGCGCGAGGGAGAGGCCGAAAGGCAGCAGAAGGAGGATACGTTCGCATCCCTTCCCATTGGAGAGCGTGCGAGGATTGTCATGAGCGGAGCGCCGGAAGGATCAACCAAGGCTTACGGGGATACTTTTCGGCGGAGCGGGATTCCCGTGTCGCAGGGGCAGCAGGGGCAGCAGGGGCTATCCGCAGGAACTGAAATCGGTGCGGTTGGAACGGGTCCCGTTGCTCAGCAACAGCAGCAGCAACAGCAGCAGCAACAGCCGTCGCTTTCAATGTTTTCCGGGAAGGCCAATCAATTTCTCCTTCAAGGGAATGGCGGGGCGGTTGGCGGTGGGGCTGCGGGTGGCAATGTGACGACGCCCCTTGCTCCTCAGTCTCGCGGACTCCAGGTTCAGCGGCCCGCTCGGCAGGATCAATTCCAGCCCCAGCAGCAAGTTTCTCCCCAGCCTCAGCAGCAACCCACTTCCCCACAGCAATCCGGTCAGCGCCCAATAACCGACAAGTGGGGCGACCAGGTAATTCCTGGAAGGGGAACGCCGGTACTCTGGCACGAGCTCCCCGTGAGAGACAGGGCCGAGGACGTGCAGCAAGTGGTGCGTGGAGAGCGGTCCATGGGAGCAAGGAAGGACCGCGCCATTTTCGAGGCTTTTGCTTTGGCGAACGAGGACCCGGCGCTTGCGGCCGAGGTGCTGGCCATGGGGATGAAGGTGGGGAAGATTCCGCCGATTTTTATGTGGGAGAGCGATAATACTGCGTTGCCTGAGTATCAGCAGGGAGATGGAAGAGGTTTGGCGAGAGGTGGCATTGGTGGTTGATTTGTTGATTGCGTTCTTCTCTTTCATGAAATAAAATAAATTCGTAGCCTGTTTTAGTGGGCTGGAATGGGTAGCGGTCATCAACGACCATCAACGACATGAGAGAGGAGAAATATTATGGGAAAAGCGATAATAAAAGTCTTGAATTCAAGAATTGGCTTCGCTGAAAACGTGAAATTACTTGGGTTCGATAACGATATTAACCGTTTCGGGTGCTTGTTGTATGTAGAGCATCCCGAAATTACTGGATTGCAAGAACATGAATGGCATCATCTTAGTTTGAATGCTGCGATTAGCATATTCCCTTTCCTCTTCAAGAAAAAAGATCCCATTCTTTATCGAGACTTCTCCGACATCCGGGCAGCATTAAAGCGAGTGGATGATCTTGATCGACTGGCAAAGTCTAAGATTGATTCTCCAGAGAGTGACGATTCCGATTCTTTTTTCAAAATACTGTTAAGAGATTTCACGGGAAAGCCAGTTGAATGAAGGATGTTCCACCCGTCATTTCCAGAGGCAGAAACCTCTGGTACTTTCCAATTTTGAAAATCCGAAAGCCCTGGTCCGCAACCATCCACGCATAAAGTCAGGAAGGATCACCCACCCATGGCCTACGATGGACGATTGATCGATGAAATGGCGGCTGAGCTTCTCGGCCCTCCCGCAACTGCCGCAACACAGCCAGCGACTGCCACAACGCCCATTGATACCGCATTACCTGAAGCACCGGCAGCACCAGCCAGCCCACTACCCACCGCCGCCGCGCCGACGATCCAGTCCGACCCAATGGGCACGACAGAGCAGCCATTCATTCCATCGCAAGCCTCACCAGTCTTCCAGGCTCCGCAAGCCTCGCCCACATCACCAATCCCCACCACCTTCAAGGCATCCCAAATCGACGCCCTGGCAGAGCAACTCTTCGGACCCGCCCCTGAGCCGCGCACGACACGACGCACGACATCTCGCGGGCTGGCTGGCGGTCTTTCCGATGGCAGCATTGATGTTGGGCCGCAAGGTGGAGTAGTCCGCGGCTACGACATATCAAGATACGCTACCGATCCACGGCACGAACAAAGCGTTGCCAGATATGCAAACGAGCTTTCCAGTCTCAGTTCCATCGAGGCCATAGACACCCACATCCAATCCGTGGCCCCTGGGAGCCCCGTGACCGGATCAATGGTGGCTTCCTCTGCCAGCAGGTACAACGTTGACCCTTTTGTCGTTCTGGCGCTCATGAGGCAGGATAGTTCATACGGAACGCGCGGGAAGGGAGCCAGGACATTCAATCCCGGAAATGTTGGAAATGACGATGCCGGGAACATGAAGAACTTCGGAGACTGGCAGCAGGGCGTTGACGCCGTGGCCGGATGGCTCTCTCGCCACAAAGCCGGTGCCGGCAGCGAAGGGCAAGGTAGTCGCGGCATCGAGGGGCAAGGTCTCCTAGGCCTCCAACCCTTCACGGCCAACGCCCCGCCGGCCTCCCTGGAAACGCGCCGCCGCGCCCTCGGCTTGATCGGCATGCAGACCCCGGAGGACATTGCCGCGCAGAAGCGAAGAGAAGCTTGGGAAAGCGCCGTTGACGACATGGCGACTGAATTGCTTGGACCTCCTGGCGTTGGAATGGCTGATGCCGGAAAAGGTGGAAGCCTGTTTGGGGATATCGCATCCGGAATGCTGGCTGGTGGACCTGATGCAGCCGAAACATACCTTCGCGCGGGCCGAGTCATGGGAGTAGACACTTCTTCCATGCTCTCTGACCTCGAAGCAAAACGGAAGAGGTGGACACTCGAGAAGCCATCAAAGGCGGCGCAAGAAGAAGGCATGGGCGGATATCGAAAGTGGGCATACGAAGGGGCGAGAAGTTTCAGCCATTCCGTGTCCACCAGGCTTCCGGCCACCGTAACCGGTGCGTTGTTTGGTGGTGCAGCGGGAGCGCTCGCGGGGTATGTGACCAGTGGTGCTGCGCTCTTTGGCTTGGCCGAGTATGACCGGTTCATGGAAGACGCGGAAAAGCTTGGAATTCCCAGGGAAGAAGCATACGATGAAGCGGTTGTCGCGGCCATTGCCGAGACAGCATTTGAAGCCTCCAGCGATCTTCTTGAAATGAAGATGCTTAAGCTCTTCGGGGGAAACCTTACTGAACCGGTCAAGGGATTGATCCGAAGGTATGTGGGCAATGTATTGAAAATCGCTCCCGTCGAGATAGCAACCGAGGCCCCGACGGCAGCAGTGCAGGCGGCGGCCAGGGAGAGCGCCGGGATGCCAACGCCAACCCCTGGACAAGCCGCGCTTGAATCGATTCCGTCAACGGCCGCCACTTCACTTTTCTTTGCCGGGCTTGGAACGGCGGCACAGGGGAGAAGAGGGCAAGGCGGGACTGGCGGGGAAGGTGGAGCAGGGTCGGAAGATACAGGCGACACCGGGCAGCCGGCCACTCCTCCTTCAGGGCCAAAAGGCTTTCCAGAGCTTCAGCGCGTGGAGCGCATCGGAATCGAAGCACCGCAAGAGCGCTTTGGACTTCCCGCTCCCCCGGAGGGGTATCCTGGCGAGCCAGCTCCTGAAGGCGTTCCAAGACTTCCTTCCCCGACTCAGAATTGGCGCATGATGGTCCCCGACCTGCGCGGCATGAACCGGGATCAGATGCTTGAATACGCCGACTCTCGCAAAATTTCCTTGAAGGATAGGAGCAACAAGCTCAAAATCTTTAACTCGATCAAGGCGTATTACGACCAGATTAATCCGTCACAGCTCGTGACAGGAGAGGCCGCGACGCGCACCCCGGTAAGGCAGGGCGTCCAGGAAGAGCGGTACTCTCCCGAGGCCATTCTTGCGCGACCGGAAGTACCGACGCCTGGAGGACCGGCCCAACGCACAACCCCGACTCCGCAAACTGCCGCGAGACAGCCTCTTGCCATGCCACAACAAGAGCCGCAACAAGAGCCGCAAGAGGCAATGAAAGGAGAAGCACCCGATGCCCAAGGGATACGAAGCGATGAGGGACAGGTTTATCCGGGAGGGAATGTCCAGGGACAAGGCGCAGGAGAAGGCGGCCAAGATCTGGAATTCCCAAAATCCGAGGAACCCGGTGGGGAAGCGGCACGTCAAGGAACCGCCGAAGAAGTAGGGCAGGGAGAACCGGCTGGCCTCGAAGGACAAACAACGCGAGAAGGCCTCGAAGGAGAAGCCCCTCCTCTTCAAGGCCAGCAGTCAGAACAAGAAAACCCCGTATCCATAGCCCAGCAGTCCCTGAAAACGCCGCTCGACATAGCCGCCCACGAAGCAGCAAGCTCCCCGCTGAACGACAAGCCACAACCCACGACCCCGCAGATTAAAGCCGACAACGCAGAGCTCGGCCACTTCTCCTTCCAGGGAATCCCGATCTCCATAGAAAGTCCCATCGGCTCCGTCCGGAAAGACGTGAATCACGACCCCCCGAAGTGGCAGCGTGTCATAAAAGAGGCGCATTACGGCAGGATCAAGGGGGTTCGTGGCCGCGACAAGGACCTGCTCGACGTGTTCGTGCGGACGGATAATCTGACCGGAGACAAGACGCTGGATGCAAAACTTCCGGTGTTCATTATCGACCAGATAAATCCCGAAACCGGCAAGTTCGATGAATTGAAGGCCGTAGCTGGTGGAAAGGACGAGCAGCAGGCACTAGGAACCTACCTTGCCAATTACCCGGAAGGGTGGCAGGGCCTTGGCGCCATAACCGAATTCACCATGCCGGAATTCAAGGCATGGCTCAAGGGCGGCGATGCCACGAAGCCTGTAGGCAAGAAGGTGCCGAAGGTTATTGAGACCGAGCAGGGCGTAGTGAAGCAGAAGGAGGATGTTGATCTCCCCTTCGCGGCCGGGCTTGCCGAGCAATTGGCCGAGCGGAAGCGGCTTGACCAGGAGCGCAAGGATCGAGAGCAGGCTGGGAAGGAGAAGGCGGAGAAGGGAAGTGCAGAATCCGAGAAGCCGAAATGGAAAACACGCATCGATGAAGGCCCTCCGGACTGGAATGCTGGACGCACCGATACCACCCGGTCAGATCGCGGGATGATTGATCCTCGAGAGATAGTTGGTCTGCCGGGAGAGAATGACGAGCACCTTCTATTCAAGAGAGATCGAACCGGAGGATATGGCACAGCGAAGTGGAATGCTTTCGTTCAGGACGTGAAGCAAAACGGCGTCAAGGAGCCCATCATCATCTTCAAGGAGAAGGACGGGAAGGTCCATATCTCCGAGGGGAATCACCGTGTTCGTGCTGCTGTTGAGGCCGGGCTAAAAGACATCCCGGTTGAGATCCGGTATTTCGGAAATTCTCAGCGTGATGGGTTGGTAGTCGATACGGAAACTGGGAAGTTGGTAAAGAAACCAGAAGCTCCCGCAGCACTGCCCGCCGCCCCTCCCCCCGTAACGCCGAAGCAGACCCGCACCGGGCCGACGGCCGAGACCGCCGCTCGGAAGCCGCTCAAGGAGAAAGCTGAGCCGGTTGCCGTGGCAGAGAAGGAAGTGGAGGAAGAGCCAGCAGCAAAGGAAGAGCCCCCTCTCTCTTCTCGGCCAACGACATCCTCCCCCGTTCAACCTGCCTCTTCCACTCCCCCCACCCTAACAGTCTCAGACCTGGACACCAAGTCCATAATCGTGAAGGGCGACTACACTGCGAACAAGGACCGCATCGCCCCCGTCTTGAAGCAGCACAGCGGGCTCTACAACGGCAAGCACAAGGGATGGGTGTTCCCCAAGAAGAACGAGGCCGCGGTACGGGCGGCGTTGGGGATTGGAGGGGAGAAGGCAGGGAAGGATGAGAATGTCGCAGAGAAGTCTGAGCAGACCGCTCAGCCAGGACCCCAACGAATAATCGTCGGAAAGAACAGGGACGGGGATACGATCTACTCCGACGACAAGGGCGCTCGCTACATCCTTGAAGGGGGAATGCGGGTCCAATCCTTTGTGTTGCGTCCAGGATACATCGACGAGCAGTTCATGACGGTTGAGGAGGTGGAGGCGGAGAAGCCCAAGAGCGAAGACGCTCTTGAACCAGAACCCTCCGCACCTGCCCCGGTCACCCCCGCGAAGTCCATGGCTGATGCGTCCAGAGAAGAGGAACAAGCTCCTGCCGCATCTTCCAGCCAACGTCTTGCAACCTGGGTAAAAGGGAAGGTCGCGCGGAAGGAATCCTTCACCTGGCAGGATCTTTTCTCCGAAGCCGACAAAGCATTCAGTGGAACGCAGGCTCAAGGCAAATACACTCCAAAGGATGCCTATGACGCAATGGAGATGGGCGTAAATCAGGCTATCCTCGCGTCAGATCTTACTATGAATCCGTCCAACCACACCCTTCAGGAAGCTGAGCAAAAAGTCAAAGAACTTCAAAACCTCATTGCCAAGCTACCGACGCAATCCAAGCGTACAGAGGAAATGGATGAATTTCAGCAGTTCTCGACGCCTCCACCCCTGGCCTATCTTGCTTCCTGGGTTGCGAACGTAAACGAACAAGACACGGCCATCGAGCCATCGGCGGGCATTGGCGGGCTTGCCGTGTTCGCCAAGAACGCAGGTGCAAAAGTCTTCGTGAATGAGCTTTCGCCGCGCCGCGCCGCCATCCTTGAAGAGATGGGCTTCGACCGGGTGTTTACCGAGAATGCCGAGCAACTGGACAATGTTCTGCTCGATGACGTAAAACCTACCGTAGTCGTCATGAACCCTCCCTTTTCTTCCACGGCTGGACGCATCAAGGGGCAGCGTAACACCATGAATGCGGCTCGGCATATCGAGCAGGCATTGAATCGCCTTGAAGACCGCGGGCGCCTCGTTGCCATCGTCGGGCGCGGCATGTCGGTGGACGCTCCCTCCTTCCGGGACTGGTTCGCCAAGATCGGGAAGAAGTACACCGTCCTGGCCGACATTGGCCTATCGGGAAAGGGATATCAGAAATATGGAACCACGTTTGATAATCGCGTGATTGTCATTGACAAAACGGGGCCGGGTTTCGATAATATAATCAAAGGCAGTGTTGAAGATGTGACAGAAGCATTGCCCCTCTTACTTGGAGTGAGAAATGCACGCCAACGATCCAAGACAAGTCAAGGCGCTGAATCTTCACAAGCTCAACCGGGCCGCGCTCAAGGCGCTCAAGAAGGCCAAACAGAGCCAAGACCCATCGTTACTCCACAGTCTTCAGTTGATGTTGTGGGCTCTGGACAACAAGAGCCTCGACCTCGACAGCCGGGTAAGCGAGACGGTGAGGTCAATGAGCCGGTGGAGCCCGGAAGAAGTGATGAAGGTGCTGACGGGGGAAAGCGAGGCGGGAGACCGGGTGGAGCTTCTCCGCAATCCGAGCAAGTCTCCGGTGAGCCAGGCACTCGAGTTGATAGGCCAGGTCGAGGAAAGGATGATAGCGACCGCGAGGCCGGACTACGCCAGCAACAGCGATTAGAAGTCTCCATGGCCAAAGCCGAAACTCAAGCTGAAGCCCTCTCAGATTCCGTTTACGACGCATACAAGCCTTCCGTGAAAGTAGCGGGTACCAAAGCGCACCCCGGCAATCTTGTCGAGAGTGCTGCCATGGCTTCCGTTGAGGCCCCTCCCGCCGATTATGTCCCGTCAATTCCTAAGGAAGTTCTTGCTGCCGGCAATCTCTCCGATGCCCAGATGGAAACGATTGTGCGCGCCGGGCAGGCCCACGATACCATCCTTGAAGGTGGGGAGCGGCAGGGGTTCTTTATTGGCGACGGAACCGGTGTCGGCAAGGGAAGGGAGATAGCCGGTGTCTTCCTCGATAATTGGAACAAGGGCCGCAAGAAAGGTGTGTGGCTCAGCGCAAATTCTTCCCTCTTCAAGGATGCTCGCCGCGACACTGAAGGAATTGGTGACGACGCAGAGAAAATCTTTGAGCTTGGCAAAGTCAAGGCAACTTCGTCCATCAACGCCTCCGAGGGGATTCTCTTCGGAACCTACGACACGCTCAAGATGGCCGCGAAGGGTGAGCAGGGCAAGTCCGGGAAGCGCCGCATTGATCAAGTGGTTGCATGGTTAGGTGCGGATTTCGATGGAGTGATCGCACTTGATGAATCGCATCGCGCCGGGAACGCCTTGCAGGTCCAGGGACAGCGCGGACGGAAAGACCCGTCCAAGACAGCACTCGCCGTAATCGAGCTTCAAGACAAACTTCCCAACGCACGAGTGGTCTACGTGTCCGCAACCGGCGCAACGGAAGTCATGAACCTTGCCTACGCCAAGCGCCTTGGGCTTTGGGGCACTGGCACTCCCTTTCCTTCCGTGCAAGCCTTCGTGGGTCAAATTCAATCGGGCGGCATCGCGGCCATGGAGCTTGTGTCCCGCGACATGAAATCCATGGGGAAATATCTTGCCCGCTCTCTCTCCTTCCACGATGTGACCTATGACAAGCTCGAGCACGTCCTTACCGCCGACCAACGTGACATTTACGACAAGCTGGCCGAAGGATGGCAAACCGTTCTGAACAACCTGAATGAAGCCCTTCAAGAAACCGGAGTCGTGGATGAAGACGGAAAAACCATGGACGGTCGTGCCAAGAGCGCGGCAATGTCCGCTTTTTGGGGATCTCATCAGAGGTTTTTTAACCAGATCATCACTTCCATTCAGATGCCTTCCGTCATTTCCAGGATGAATAAAGAGCTTGAGAGCGGGAACGCCTGCGTGATCCAGCTCGTGAATACGAACGAGGCAAGTCTTGGCCGGGCTATGGCGAACCTGGAAGAAGATGAATCTCTGGAAGACCTCGATCTCACGCCGCGCGATCAGCTTATGCAGTACATCGAACGGAGCTTCCCCATCTTCCAGTATGAGCAATACGCAGATGAGGACGGGAATGTGAAGAGCCGCCCCGTGTTGGATGCCAACGGGAACCCGGTTGTGAACCGGACGGCCGAAGCCATGAAGGAGAGGCTTCTCGATCAGCTTGGAAGCATCCGTGTTCCCGATGGGCCGCTTGAAATGATCCTGAATGAGTTTGGCGTGAAGGACGTTGCCGAAGTGACCGGGAGAACGCAGCGGGTCGTTACCGATGAATCCGGGAAGAGGGTACGAGAAAAGCGTAGCAAGGCCAAGACCGAAACCGACGCACAGGCGTTCCAGGAAGGGGAGAAAAATATCCTTGTCTTCTCAACGGCCGGCGGGACCGGGCTCAGTTATCACGCCGACTTGAAGGCGAAAAACCAGAAGAAGCGTATCCACTTCCTGGTTCAAGCAGGGTGGCGAGCGGATGTTGCAGTGCAAGGATTCGGTCGGACGCACCGGACCAATCAGAAGCAGGCCCCTCATTATCTCCTGGTTACGACGGACCTTAAAGGACAGAAGCGGTTTCTTTCTTCCATCGCTCGGCGCCTTGACCAGCTTGGGGCACTCACCAAAGGCCAGAGGCAAACAGGAAGTCAGGGATTCTTCAGCGCACGGGACAATCTGGAAAGTGAGTACGCAACCGAGGCGTTGCAGAAGTTCTTGAAGAACCTGCTGCATGATGGCGAGATTTCCGGGGTGAGCGTTGATGACTTCGAGCTTCAAACCGGAATGAAGCTCAGGAATGATAATGGTATGCAGGCGGCGGCGTCTCCACCAATGACGCAGTTCCTGAACCGTCTCCTTTCCTTGAAATACGATACTCAGAATGCCGTGTTTGATGCCTTCTCGAAAGAGATGGATGCCATTGTTCGACGCGAGATCGAGAATGGAACGCTCGACCAGGGGCTAGAGAACTTGAAGGCCGCGAAGATCGAATTGGTGAGCGAGCAGACCGTCCATACCGACGAGAAGTCGGGGGCCGAAACGAAGTATGTGGAGCTCGACGTGTCCAACCCGACGCCCGTTGTTTCATGGGAAGAGAGCGGCAAGGTTGCCAGGAAGGGATATTACCAGAACCTTCGGAGCAAAAATGTTTGGGGGCGAGGCTCGGAAAAGCTTAGAACCAAGTCGAGCGGTGATGTGGTGAACGAAGCGCTTCTCACGGCCCCGTCGAGCAGGCATCAAAACGTCGAGACTATTGATCTGGATGACGAGAAGAAGTGGAGGAGGGTAGAAAAAGAAGAGGCTGAAAAGCTATGGAACGATGAGTATGACAAGGTTCCCAAGATGGTCACGCAGCGCACACACTTGATCTCTGGCGCCATCCTTCCGATCTGGGACCGGCTTACCGGGAAGGCGAGGATTGTCAGGATTCAGACCGACAAGGGGCAGCGATTTCTCGGGAGGCTCATCAACCGGGAGGACCTGTCCAATACGCTGAGGAACCTTGGAGCATCGAGAACGACGGCTGAATACCCAACGGACAGGGCGATTCAACTTCTTGGCCAAGGGCACCGGCTTGAGCTTTCGAACGGGTGGACGGTAAAAGAGTCTCGCGTGTCCGGGGAAATGAGGATCGAAATTGTTGGGCCGAACTTTAACTTCGATGCGGAGCTTGCGCGGGCCGGGGTTTTCACGGAGCGCGTCAATTGGAAGACTCGCTATTTCATTCCTACGGGAACGGATGCCGGGCAGGTTCTGGACAAGGTTACAAAGAGCAGGCCCATTGTGGATGACGTGGCTCCCTTCCAGGGGAGTGGGCGTGTTGGCGCAGAAGAGATGGAGGGCGGAAACGCCAAAGAAGAGAGAGAGCAGGAAGATAGGCAAGCACCCACCCTTCAAGGCGTTCCCAAAATCAAAATCACTAACCCCGAAGAGAAGATCACCCACAAGGCTGGATACTCCGAGTTCTTCACGACCGTAGTTGATGCCGATGGAGGCCAGGCCGCAAAGCGCGTGAGCGGAAAAGCTGTGAAGGTGAAGGGCCTTCCCGATGGGCGAGAAGCGTTCGCTTACAAGATTGACGGAGCATACCCATGGGTCGTGGTGGACAAGCAGAGTGGGCTGGCTTTGGCATCTGGTGAAAGGACCATGGAAAATGCCGTATTCACTGCCGAGCTCAGCATTGAAAACGTAGATAAGGAAGAAATGGACAAGGTATTCGCCGAGTCTGAGCTTGACTTGTTGCCTCTGTATTCATGGCAAGCGCCAGGCGGACAAGGCACCACCAACCTATACTCAGGCTTCCCGGTAGACGAGTTGATCCGAGAAATCCGCGCGGCCAAGGCCAGCATAGAAGAGTTGATGCCGCGCATCATGCCCCGCCTGACCGACCTGGGAGCCCGTATAATCGCCCGCGGCCACAACACGGCCCGCACCTTCAAGGAAGAGCTGTCTCGCGTTCTCGGGGACGCCTTCGACGCCGTGCGCCGGTACGTGCTGAAGATCTTCGCCGCCGCGCAACGGGCTTACGCGAAGCTGCCTGATGCCGTGAAGAATGAGTGGGGGACCTTTGCTGGGCCGAAGGCGCAATGGTGGGACAAGGCCGAGGGAAAGTTCTCTAGTTTGTATGACAAAAGGGAAAAATTTGAGATTGATGATAGTGGGGCGAGGATAAAGAAAGCAGATGAGATACTGCCCAAGGAGTTTAAGTTCAAGGAATCTGATGACGGGTTTCATGTTTATAGGAAGGGGAAATTTGAAGGCTTAGGAGTAGACAAATGGAGAGCGGCCGTAGATGTTTCCCAACGATATGGAATGACACTTGATGATATTTTGGATCATCCTGAACTTTTCAAACAGTATCCAGAATTAAGGAAGCTGGGACTTACGTTTCTTGAGAATCCTGATGGTTCCAAAATATCGGGGTCTTATAGTCCCAGATCGAACAAGATTGAGATTCGATATCCGAGCAAAGAGGTGTTTGCTGAGTTAGGTAAAGATCTAAATACGAATCTTAAAAAAGATCTCCTTCATGAGATCCAGCACGCCATCCAAAAACTTGAAGACTTCGCTCGAGGCGGGGCTCCATTAATTGAAAAGATAAAACAGCAACATCCAAAAGAGTTTGAAACCGCAATCGACAGAATTAAATCTGAGAAGCCGACATGGACTAGCGTTAGATCCGTTTTTGGTGGAGATGTTGGACAAACGGCAGCATTCTCCATTTACAATCGTCTCGCCGGAGAAATAGAAGCCAGGGACGTAGCATCCCGATCCAACCTGACCCCGGAGCAACGCCGGGCAACGCCGCCCTACTCTTCCGAAAACATCGCGCCCGAGGACGCCATTGTGCGGTTTGGGGACGGTGAGACTCAGATGGCTGTTGCTCCCAAGGATCTCCCTGAATCAGCGAAGGCGAAGCTTGCGGGGACTCGGGTTGTTGGGGAGGATGGGGAACCGCTTGCCGTATTCCATGGTGGCGAAGCAGCAATAGGAGAATTCAAAAATAAGCCGGACAGGCGAGGCGGCAACGGTGGATTTTACTTCACTCCTAACGCAAGATTGGCCAGCGTGTTTGCGGATCAAGCCGATGTTCCAGGCGTGCATCAGGTTTATCTGGCTATTAAAAATCCCAAGATCGTTGATTTTGATACAGGTGCTTCCGCTAATCTTTCCCCTAAAGACATTGCGTCGTTGAAATCCCAAGGCTTTGATGGGGTAATTGGCAAAAGAGATAAGACTGTCGTTGAATACGTCGTCTTCAACTCCGACCAGATAGTCTCGGCCCTGAGCCCGGAAGGGGAGGCGGCGGGGAAGCAGCCCGAGCAGCAAGGGCAGCAGAAGCAACCCGAGCAACTTCGCTCCGCCCTAACCCCTCCCCTTCAAAGCGAGCAAGGCGCAATCCGCCTGCCCCAGCTTCCTAAATTCCCAAACTGGTCTCGCGCCAAAGCTCAACGCGCCTCGACCGGAGACGCCGAAATCGATGCCGCCCTGAACAAAATCGGCCCGGCCCAAAAAACAACGAAGGAGAAGCTCGACGCCGCTCTCGACAACTGGAAGCTCAAGGCCGAGCAGGGCATTTTCGATAGGTTCGCATCCCTCAAGGCACTTGCGAAATCAGCCGGGATCGACACGGCCAGCAACGCATCCAGGATCCAGGAAGACCCATACGTCGCAGCCACCATGACCACATCTCTCGGGGATATGCTGGCGACCATGATGAACCACGGCGTGCCCCAATGGAAGGAAGGCGCCGTATGGACCCCAACCAGGAACAAGGGGCTCGCCCAAGTCTTCGAGCCCGTGGCCGACCAACTTGACATGTTCCTCGGATGGATGGTCGGAAAGCGCGCCGAGAAGCTCATGGCCGAGGGCCGCGAGAACTACTTCACCGACGCTGAGATCAAGGCACTCAAGCGCATCATCACCCTTCCCGAAAACAAGGCCAAGTTCCTTAAGGTGGAAGCCGACTACATTGCCTTCAAGAAGGGGGTTCTCGACTTCGCGGAGGCGAGTGGAGTAATCAACGCCGAAGAGCGTCTTCTCTGGGACCACGACGAGTACGTGCCATTCTACCGGATCATGGAAGAAACTCAAGGGCTCAAAGGGCCACGAAATAAAAACTCCGTCGCAAGTCAGTACAGTGGCATCAAGAAGCTCAAAGGCGGTGAATCGAGGCTTGGGGACATATTCGTCAACATCATGATGAACTTTTCTCACCTCGTGGACGCCAGCGTCAAAAACCACGCAACCGAGCTTTCCATCCAGGCCGCCGAGAAAATGGGTGTTGCGGTCAAAGCCAAGAATCAGTTCAAGCCCGCCATTGTTCCGGGGAATCAGATCAAGAAGATAGTCGAGGCCGAGTATGGTCCGCTCCTGGAATCCATGGGTATCGATACCAGCTTGCTCGATTTCAAGTCTCTTCAGAGCCTGTACCGAATGTTCCAGATGACCAAGCCCCAGGGTCCCGATGTGATTCACGTTTTGCGCGATGGGAAGCCAGTCTATTACCACATTCAGGATTCGCTTGTATTGCGGTCGCTCTCGGCGGTGAACGAGCGCCCATGGGGAGGTCCAGCCATGAAGGCCATGCGGACAGCCAAGCGACTCCTTACTCGGGGCGTCACCGCTGACCCTGGCTTCATGATCGCCAACCTTACTCGAGATACCTTGAGTGCATGGGTGGTTTCCCCCGACTTCAAGGCCGGGGTGGATTCCGTGAAGGGGGCGATAAAGACTTTTCGTGAAGATGAGGATTATGTGGCGATGCAGGCGTCTGGAGCTGCCTTCTCCGGAGGGTATGCTTTTGGGCATGATTTGGAGGCAGCCAAGCGAGAAGTTGAGAAGCTCAACAAGAAATACAAGGTTGACGGGTCAACGGTGCTTAACAGCGTAAAGAAAATGTGGGCGTTCTGGGAGAAGTTTGGAAGCCGATTCGAGAATGCGACCAGAACACAGATTTATGCCAATATCCGAGCCCGTGGCGGTGCTCACGTCGAAGCGGCCTATGAAGCCAAGCGCATCATGGATTACTCGAAGCGCGGTGACTGGATGACCATCAAATTCCTCTGCGAGACGGTTCCCTTCTTCGGGGCCAGGCTCCAGGGAGCGCAGCGCCTTTACCATGGATACCGCGAGAACCCCAGGGGGTTTGCCACGAAGGGGATGATCCTCATGGGGGCTACCCTTGCCTTGTATGCCATGAATGCGGATGATGACAGGTATAAGGAGCTTGAGGAATGGGATCGGGACAACTACTATCACTTCTTTGTCCTTGATGAGCATTTCCGTCTCCCCAAACCCTTCGAGGTGGGCGCCATCTTCTCCACCATCCCGGAGAGGCTGGCCGAGTGGTGGCTTGGGGAAGGGACTTCGAAAGAGTTTGCCAGGCGCATGCTGTTCACGCTGAATCAAACTTTCTCGTGGCAGCCTCCGCAGCTCATTGGGCCAATGATTGAGCAGTATGCCAACAAGAGCTTTTTCACTGGACGTCCAATTGAGGGACAGTCCCTGCAAGCCTTGCAACCAGGAGCGCGCCGCGACCCATGGACCGGGGAAACCGTGTCCGTGATCGGGGAAGCCACCAACGTTTCCCCTAAGAGGATGGAGGCCTTCATGCGCGGCTACTTCGGGACGCTCGGGACATATGCACTTATGGCGTCCGATGTCGCCGTGCGATGGATGTATGATTATCCGGACCCTCCAGCTAGCCGCCTGGATGACCTTCCTGTCATTCGCCGGTTCGTTCAGGAAGACCCGGCCCGCCACACCAAGTATGTCACTTCCATGTACGAGATGATCCGCGAGGTTGACCAGCTTTATGCCACGGTCAGACGCTATGAGAAAACCATGGAGCCAGGAAAAGCTGGAGAGCTTATCGAGCGGGAACGACGTAAATTGACATACAAAGACACTTTTAATAAGGTGCAAAGACAATTCAGTATGATTGATCAGGAGATCAGAAACATTCATCTTCGTAGGGATCTCACGCCAGAAATGAAACGGAAAAGTATTGATGAGCTTACAAGAAGCAAAAATGAATTAGCCAGAGATGTTTATGATAGCACCAAGGCTGCGTTCAAATGACGATAAAAAGAGGAGAGGAATAGTGAGTTTGAGGCTCTGGATTATGTTGTTGTTATCCATGGGGTGCATCGGGGGACTGTGCCGCAAATATGGGGAAGAGGCAATTATGGCATGGCTCTTTATTTTTGCTGTTGTCGGCATGTTTCTTTCCTTCTTGGGATTTGTCGGCGTTTCTCCAACCTGTCAACTTTGAAAGGGGAAGATCAATGTCATTTCAGTCGCTACATAATATGAGAAACATGATTCAAATTCTTATTTTTGTTTCTGCCCTTCTCTTTCAAGGCCTTATCTCTCTGCCCTTCCTCTCTCACGCTCAAGCCTACGAAAAGGTGATCACCACCAACAACGCGACCTCGCGCATAGCCACCACCATAACGGCGGCCGCAACCTCCATAACCGTCAACCCCGGAACGGGCGCGCTCTTCCCCGACCCGACCGCCACCGCGGGGACCTATGCGCCGGCAACGCTATATGACGCCTCGGACAACAAAGAGATCGTCTATATCACCGAGCGGGTAGGGGACATCCTGACCGTCGAGCGCGGGAAGGAAGGGACCGTTGCGAGAGAATGGGCCGTCGGGACCGGGATAGGATGCAGGCTCACGTCGAGCATCATTGAGGACAAGCTCAGAAACCCCATCGACCATGTGTACTACGTGAACGTCTTTGCAGTCGATCAATCAGCGGTCGGGGTTGCCGGGGCATTAGACGATTACAGCCTTGCCGACATAAACGAGTACCTTGATTCGGCGGGAATTCAGGCCAGGGTCGTCCTCCCGGCGAAGACGACAAACTATGTCCTTACCGGGAACCTGACCATTTCCGAGGAAGTGGAGCTCGAAATCCATAAGGGAGCGATGATAGAGCCCGACGGGAATACGCTCACCTTCCCGGGAACCTTGTCCTCTCTTTCCGGGATCGTTGATTGTGGATGGCAGATATTCGACGCATTATCCGGAGAGGTTGTCGGCCTCAATCGGGTGCGCCCGGAATGGTGGGGGGCGACGGCTGGAGACAACACCGTTGATTCTGGGATTGCGTGGAACAGCGCAATAGAAGCCCTTGTGCAGCATGGCCGGCTGGATGCCGAGAATGGGGCATATTATCTTGCAACCGGCATATTGGTTGATGCAAAGCCGATTTCCATAATCGGGGACATGACCTATGGGACGGTGTTTTCTCCAAAGGCCGGGCTTGCGGCCTGGACGGCCATGATGACCGTGAATAGTACGGACAGGGGCACGCCGTCCAATTGGTGGACCACGGCCCATGACAATGGGTTCGTGATGAAGAATGTTACCTTTGAAGGAGGGGGTCGGGACTATCAGTGTCATGGCTTGGTCTTTACCGGGCAGAATTCGGATGTTCAGCTCGACAATATATTTTACGCGAACATCAAGGGCTCCGGCATGAAGGCCTGTGACCCGTTCGGCGTCACATATGATGACGTGGTTACGGGCAATGTGATGCAGCAATGCCAGTTCCACAATATCAGGATGCAAAACTGTGGCTACGAGGCCACGGGGGGCACGGCAAGCGAAAACTTTGCGGCCAGCCACGCCGCATACGAGATTGGGAGGAATGCGGTTGGAACGGGCTCGCATAACCACCTGAAGCATACCGGGGTTTTCCAATTGGGCTACTCGAGGTGGAGAGGAATCCGTGTGCTGAACCGGGGCGGAGCGGGGGAAACCGGACCCAACATGCACGAACTGGCTTTCCAGGATTTCTTCCTTCACGGCACTGTGAGCTTGGCTGGTAATGATGAAAACGGAGACGCCTGGAACACCGATCAGCATTTGATGACCGTTGGGAATATCGTTGCCGACGGCGAGAGCTCGGCTGACGCCAATTACAATCAGGGCGAGATCAAAACCATTTTCATCGACAGGTTTCATGTGGTGGAAATGGAAGAGAATTATGCCGGGATTGTGGTTGGTGAATGCTGGAACGGGGCCGGGAATGACGTTGGTGCTTCCGTGCATCTTGCTTCGGGGCAATTCGGAGCGAGCAGCTACCTTGTCCCATCCTATGGAATTCTGTTCGATGGAGCGGAAAGTAGCTATGTCGGCGGTATCACATACCAGTCTCCGGGAGGTCCTGCGAATTCGGTTTATGTGAAAAGCTTGCTGGATGAATTCCAGGAAATAACTCTTGGCCCTGTGTCGGCCGAGGTTCCAACGGGGACTCCCGCAGCTTCGGCCACGGTCTACGTCAAGACCGATATTGGCCAGGGACAAATCCATGATTTAACGGCTCAGACTTATACGGCGCGCGTCCCGGCCTGCGGGAAAGATGTGACCGGGGATACCGACGGGGCAACCGAGGTCGTTACCGGACTTGCCTATACTACTAATTTTCCACCTGGATCTCTTGTGTATGTCAGTGCTGGATTTGCAACCACCGGACCCTTTACTGTTTTAGGTAGAAACGCAACAGATTTGACGCTGAGCGCCGTGAGCAACTCCGCAGAGGTAAATGTATCCATAATCGGGACCACACGGGAATTCACTCTTGCTAGGGCAACTCCGGATTACAAATTCATCAAGCAAGCGTGGATAGTTCCGGAGTGGGGAGGACTGGTAGCAGACAACACGGATTACGCCAGCCTGAAGATTGGTTATCGAAACAACCTGGGCGCCGACGGGACCGGAAGCCCTGTGAGCACCACGACAAAGTTGGTTGGCGGAGGCGGGACCGGGGATTGGACGGCGTTTATCCCGGTCGAGCTTGAGGTTGATCGAGGGGTTGCATATCTTCCGACGGGAGGTAGCGTTACCTTTGCAATCGATCAAGTAGGGACCGGCGTCGAGGTGCCGGCCCTGCTTGTCGGGTTTGAGATGTCGGACTGGAAGTATTTTCAAGATCCTTGAGATCATTGAGATCTTTGAGATCCTTGATTACAGAAGTGACCTCCCTCGAAGTTGGGGCAGTTCTTTTCGTGCTGGCACATCAAACCACTCAAGCACGGTCAGATACACGTCAACGGTGCAGGCCCCTCCATCGGCCCACCGTTGACGCAACGGAATGTCCGTAGCACACCAGGACCACGGAGCGTTGAGATGGCGAAACTCGGCCCCGTCGAAACCATGGTCCGAGATGACCATGACGTGCGTTCTCTCACGGTCGATGCCGCTGAGCACCCGACCAAGCGTTTCGTCGCATCGCTCTATCTCGTGCTCGTATTCAGGGCTCTCTCCACCGAATGCGTGGCCGAACTTGTCCGGGTTCAAGTGGCAAAATGTCAGCGACTTTGATCGCATCTCCAAACGGAGAGCCAAGACTTTCGCCCAGCAGGCCAAAAGGATATCCGAATTGAAGATGCTGCTGTTGCTGCGTGGCCAAGCCTCCAAGGCCCGACCGTATCGCCTCCGCCTGAATTCTCCAGTTCTTCGCATTCTCTTCCAGTTTCTTCTCGAGGTCGGCAATTTTCTCCTTGTCCGTCCTCGACTCCATACCTCTACTTCTCGCGACCTCGGCAACCAAGTGAACCGCGGAGAGAAGCGCATCGGCCTCGGACTGATCGCGGAGTTTGCCTTGAAGTGAGGATATTGCGGCGGAGTGTTTTTCCTTCAAGGCCGAGATTTTAGTGTCGTGCTCTTCCTTTAGCGCGGCCTTGACCTTCTCGATCTTCCCCATGAGGTCTTCCGCATACCTTTCCTTCAAGGCGTTGATGGCCTTGTTCTGGCGGACTTGCATGTCTGTTTCGGCTTCCTCGATGATCTTGTTCGTGGTTTCATCCGACCTTGCAAGTGCTTTTTCCAGTTCCTTGATTCTTCTGGCCTTTTGAAAAAACATGGCGATGATTCTCCTCTTTATATCCTTGAAGGGGGGAAGGGCTTCCTTGTTTTGCCCTTCCCCCCTTTACCTGCCGTGCCCGTCTAACGTGGCGATAACCAGCGGGCGCCTTTACAGACTCACGCCTTACGACTGCCAGGCGTGGCGCCCGTCTGGTTCATTGCCGGGTTAGACGGGCTCAAATTCCACCTTTACGATTGGCCCGCATCTCAGATTTTTGAATGGAAGCCCGACATCGGTCACTCGAACATCCACATGCTTCTTCGCTTCCGGGTCGAAAAACCTGACCATGCTTCCCAATTTGAGATGACCATCCCGAGCACAATGTGATCTCTTGCGGCCCGACAGAATGCTGTCGATAGCATCCGCGTCGAGAGGGCACCACACGTCCACGCCTCCGTTGGCTGCCCTTAGGAAACATCGGTCGGTTTCATCCAACTCGGACAGCGGCTTTGCTTCTGGCCAAAATGGCCCTGGGTCATACCCCTTAACATTGGCATATTTCCCAGGCTTTTTACTGGCCACTTCGATTACCTCCCGGCCTCGCGGCCTAAAATCACGGCCCTACTTATCTCTACCTTATTCCTTCACTCCTCCCATCCCTCCTACGCCACCACAACAACCCCGTCAGGCAACGCCCCTTCCAAATACCCCTTGATCCCGGCCATGGCCTCCACCTTCCAGGCCCCGCCGTCGGCCTCGTACAAAGCACAACTCGGCATCTTGCCCTGAGCGCTTCCTTGGAGCCGCAGCACGAACAGCGACTCGGGCTGATCGATCTCGATGAAGGTCCTGAACGGCTTCAAGGCCACCGGGTTGGGAAGCCGGATTTCTTCCACGAGGGAAATGCCTTGGTTGGTCTGCACTTTCTGAGATACTCCGTCGTCCACCGTGGTCTTGACGGCCGAATCCTTGATATTGCCGAGGAGTTGCAGAAGCTGGCGCGTGGTGTCGGTCTGAATGAAGCGGGTTTGCAGGCCGATCATGAACTCTTCGTGGGACAGGAAGCGATTGAAGGTGAAGGGATCGAAGAGGTCTGCGGTGGAGGTGGCGAAGCAGGTGCGCTGCTTCCATGAGCCGTGGAGGTTGGAGAGAATGGACACCGTGTTGAAGTTTTCGACGTGGAAGAAGCCGGGTCCGATGTCCGGGATGTCAAGGATATCATCGCCTTCTCTGCCGAGAACGCTCGCCCCCTCCCCGTTGTAATAGTCCACGAGGCCGGCGAGAGAAGAGAGATGGATGGTGTCGGGCTTCGGCTCGTAAACAGGGTGGATCGGCTTTGAGCTGTAGGTCCTTCCGAGCGCCGGGATGATCTCCGGTTGTGCGATGTCGAGCAGTTTCTGAATGGCTGTTGCTATCATGGTGTCGTGCTCCTTTCGTTTGGTGGTGGTGGTGATGGTGAATGCATTTATTCCTTTGTGGTTTATTTTGGGTTCATGCGCTGGCTAGGGCTTTTCTCCCACCGTTAATTGATCTTTGGCTTTCTTGATGATCTCCTTCATGCTGGAGACCATTCCCGCAAAGTCAGTATCCTTTAGCGTGGAGCGGCATGCGTAATCGCATGTGCATCCGGTGGCAATGAGGAGATACGAGCTCGTTGAAGTGCTTGATGATGCGTCGGATTTCTCCTTGTCTTTTTTCGGGTTGACCTGGTCTTCCACGCAGACAAGGTAGTTAATCGCGGATTGCAGATCTTTTGACTTTTCCAATCCCTCTTCGATATCTCCGACCTTTATGGCGCTGACCTGGGAAGCCATCAAAATCATGACGATAATGATCATCGTTGCCACTGTTGCCAATTTTGCATTCATGTACTTTTCCTTTCTCATTCACTGAGCCCTTGTTTATTTGTCTACCCTATTTTCTTGCTGCGATGAGGTGCGTCGCGCTCCCGCCCTCCTACTCAGCAGCCACCTCCCTTCCAGGCATTGACACAACCTTCCCCTCTTCACGGCCCTTCTTCTCAGCTTCTCTCGCTTCCTCCAGTCGCGCCTCTTCCTCCCGCAACTGATCCCGCATGTGCATTTGCTTCGGGTCAGCCGATTCGTACATCACGGGACATCCATTCTTGATACCCAGGTAGCCCTTGGTGGGGTACGATTTCAGCGGGGCCAACTTGGCGGACACGTCATGAGTGATGTCCACGAGCTCGCGCTCTTCGTCGGATTTGAGGGAAACGGTGAGGGTGATCTTGCGAACCGTCGTGGCCTTGGTGTTGGGGTCCTGCATGTTCTTCAGGACCTGCTCGAGTACATGCTCGAAGCGTTCAGCCAGGGCGCCGCCGGCCAGGTTATCGAAGCTCATTGGGGTTGGTTGATTGGGTTGTCTGTTCTGCGACATTTTGTTTTGCTCCTTCTTTGCGGTGATTGGTTGAGAGATGTCAGTAATGTCACGCTCATCGTCTATCTTGTTTCAATCCACGCCCCCCCCTGAGTGGGGAGCGACTCACTCAGGCATCACATTAATGCCCTTCACCATCTTCGTTTTTCTTGTTCTTTTCACTCCTCCTATTTGACTCCCTGATAGCCTCCACGACAACCCCGGCATCCGATAAGTCATCTCGGCAGAACTCCACATCGTTGCCCTCGAAGTCGAGGAGGTTGATCGAGCATTCCCCCTTCTCGGCATTGATCTCAATGGAGTAGCCGTCGGCAAGGTTTTCTATTATGGCTCCGAGGAGATCGTGAAAGTCCATCCTGAGCTTGGAAGGTTTAGAAGCAATGAGTGAATAATCTTCTACTTTCCATTCCTCTATTTGAGCATCGAAGGAATAAGTGCTTCCGTCATTTCGTGGACGGGGCGCTTCATATTTGTTTTTGGCTAACTCAGCACTTTTTCTAGTAGCGTGAAGACTAATTACATCCCACTCGTCGCCATCTGATCCACTACCAGTCGTGAGAATGAAAACGATTTTATCGTTTTCGGAAGAGAGGATCTTTTCTTTCAAGGCATCCCGTTCTTTCTTTAACGCATTCCGCTCTTTCTCAACCTCACGGTAATTCCTTCCAAGATCTTCGTGATTCATGTGCATTCTGGCAAGGCTTTCGCTGAGCCTCATCACCTGCGCTTCCTGGGACGTAGAGGGGATGGAGGGGGTGGATGGGATAGAGAAGGATGGATAATACTCATGTGTCGGCCTCATCCCCTTCTCGGCCAGCTTCTCCTCGAGAACGAGTAGTAGCTTTCGGCTCAGAATCGAAACCACCTTATTCTTTTTGGAGAGCTTCCTTGTTTTCCATGCAATCTCACCCTCCTGCCATGCAATCTCTTTATCCTTCCTGGCCAACTCTTCCTTGCACTCATCGAGCTCCACTTCTCGCTCGGTCAGTTTGTCTTTGACCTCCGACTTTTCCCTGCACAACAGATTGTATTCCTCTTCCACAATAGCGTTTCTGATTATGAGGCTATTGCTTTCCTTTGTGAGCCCTACAACCTCGTCTTTTTCTTTACCAAGCGCAACGCTGAGCTGCATGATCTGATCTGATTTCGCAGTATTCTCCGCAATGATTCCAGCGGGATCACAGTTCGTTTCAAGATCGTGGATATACCTTCGAAGAGGAGGGGGCAGGGCGTTGATGTTTTCCGAAGTGGGGTGCCAGCCTTCCTTGTGAAGCCAAGCGTGGTCAACTCGGGCGCCATCCTCATTTATTGACCTCCTATCATCAACCACCCACCACTTAATGACCTTGTACTGCTCCGGATCAAGCGGAAGCCTTGCGCCACTCATAAGATCGGCCGACACATTCCCGTCACCGTCCACCCAGGCGTCATATTCGCATCCTTCGGTGACGTGTGCCGTGCTGCCCGGCGTGGAAGATGATACGTTGCATTTTACCTGGATTGCTCTTGGCACCAAATCTCCGAAGGGGTAGGCGGATGAGCGGTAGTATATTGCCGGGGAAGGGGTGGCGAGGTGTGGTGGTGAAGGTTTGGGCTTAAAAGATGGTGATGGTGATGGTGTAGTATTTGTTTTGCTCATGGCTTTGATTCTCTCCTTTCAAGGCTATTCCTGACCGGGCTGTCCAGCTCTCCATTATTGCTTTCTTGCCTTCTTCCCCTCAATCTCCCGCACCACCTCATCAACCCTACCTTCCCGGCACTCCGGAATCCCCTTCCTGGCCCACGAAGCAATCCCGCGCTCGGTGTATCCGAACTTCTTGGCAACTCTGGCCCATGTGCCGTAGTGCTCGTAGATTTTGCGGAGGCGCGGGTCTATTTTGGCGAGCGTTTCCTCATGGGCTCTGAGTGGCTTGGAGGGGATGATGGTGGACTGGGAAGGGTGGAGGGGCGGCGATGGGGGCGGCGATGGGGGCGGCGATGGGGGCGGCGATGGGGGCGATGATGCTTGGCCTGCTTGATGGGACGTATTCTGGCCGTCCAGGCTGTCTTGATCTTTCATTCGTATATGCTCCTTCCATTCGAGGTTATCATCCTTCACCTTTCATTTTCACAAATTCCACCACAATCCTACCAAAAAAAATCCAGAATGCAAGATGTTTTTCACTAAAATATTCCGCAAATAGTGCTTGACTTACATGTTTTTCTCGTGAGATATTGGCGTTGATGGAATACTTGTGGAAGATTGATGTGGCGGTGGCGGAATGTGTTGACGATGATAAGGTCGTCAACCGGTAGACGCTAGATTAGCCCTGAAAAGAGAGATGCCGTATTGATGCAGAGACATCATAGTCTTATAAAGCACTCTCCTTCGAGGAGCCGGGACAGTGGGGAAATACTTGGTGAAGAAATGCTGTTACGTGTTGTTTGATAATGCAGCTCGATACGGCTTTCTTCGAGGATTGGCAATCTGATAGACCAGACAGATGCGGCAGCCATTTGGGCGACCCGAGGCTCCACGTGCAGGTTCGAATCCTGTCCGCCACACTCCAAGTCCATGAAACATTATTTACCATTTATTCCTTGAAAGGAGGAGCGAAAGACTATGGCGGATATCGATGGTATGGACAGCAAGGACAGCACGGACAAGGCATGCAACACCGGCAAGACGTTGAGCATGAATACGTTTGGAGGGGGTCGGATCATAAGAGCGCGCAAGCCCTTTCTCACCTCAATCGCGGCACAACTCACCATGAGCCAGGCGGTGCAGCGCGGGATGACGGTCGAGGAGATCCAGGGCTATCTCGAAGGGGCGTTCTCCACCCTTCTCGGAATGAGGAAGAGGGAGATGGAAGAACTTTCCGT